AAATGGACGTTTTGTCCATTTCCATCATTTTCAAAAACAAAATATATCCATTTTGAAAAGTTCTCAGAATTTGGAATTTCGAAAAAGTTGTTTTTCTTTTTTTCAAAATATTTCAGACTTTTTATTTCAAGAAACTTTTTAGAAGAAATTGATGGAAATGGACATTTGTCCATTTTTATTGATGGAAATGGACATTCGTCCAGTTTTATCTTTTTATATAATATACTATATAAATGAATCATAAATATACATGTGAAAACTGTGACTTTAATACTAATAATAAAACAATTTATAATAAACATTTACAAAGTCAAAAACATGAACGACATATAAATACAAAAATAGAATACAAGTATTCTTGTTCATCATGTAATAAAAAATATAATTCGAGAACATCTATTAATATACACAAACAAAAATGTCAATCGCAAATCATTTGTCAAGTGATACAAGATACTTCAACAATAGATAAAAAGATGGAAGAACTAAAAACCCTTATAATAGAATTGAAGGATAACCAGCAACCGACAACAACAAATACGACAACAACAACAACAACAAATACAAATACCAATAATATCAATATTAATTTAATTCTCAATGAAAATTTCAAAAACGCCAAGAATTTTATTGATATGATAAGAGAGATGAAGCTAGACGATATTTATCATGACAATATAAGTAGTCTAGACTATGTTGCAGATATGTTTCGCATGATTAAAACAGAAATGGAAAAGCTACCATTTGTAGAAAGACCAATTCAATGTATCAAAAACGAAGACGACCATCAAAATATACTCCATATAAGACACGGCAATGAATGGAGAAAAGAAACAGAGCTAGAATGGACGCAACAAATACACAATTATTATATTGATGATGGAGATGAAGCGCCTGCCGACCAAGAAAAGATTATTTTTGTAGGACTCAAGAAGATGGAAGATAATATCATCGAGCAAATTAGAAAGTTATATGGTAATACATATAATTGTAATGATAAACAGCGTGAATATAAATATGAAATGAGTCATATACCGAATAAGATTCGCATTATAAAATGTTTATTGGAATACGTCAATATTGATAAAGATGAACTCTTCAAAATTCTCGAAGTTGCGTATAACGAAGTAAAACAACAAACAAATATATAGATAATTATATATGGATACATTAGAAGTATTATCAAACGTTCCTATACCCACACCTAGTATAAACAAATACACGAAAAGCGAGAACGCATTCTATTTCAATCATGTATGGATGTTTATTACAGTCATTGTGACATTATTAACATCTATTGTTCTCAAAATACCATTACATAGATATATTATTCTCATGGAAGCATTTATATCATCCGTGTCAACAACCATTTATTATTTACTCCATGAAAAAATACAGACAAATAAAAGAAATAACGAAGAAGTCGATTGGAGGGGTATCACGGTACTAAGATATAATGGATGGGTCTTTACTACACCCGTCATGTTAATCGCCTTCCTATTATTTTTATCAAGTACCACTAAAATAAAATTAACGACTACGACAGCACTCGTGGTTGTTCTCCTCGATTGGTTAATGCTTTATTTAGGATATTTAGGAGAAATCGGAAATATTTCTAGAAATACAGCACTAATTGGCGGATTTATACCATTATTTATTATTTTTGGAATTATTTATCAAACGTTTTTGCGAAATAAGTTCATATTCTTCAACTATATTATTTTTGCACTATTTGTTATCTTCTGGAGTTTATACGGTATAGGATATATATGGGAAGAATTAGAACCCAGAAATCAATTGATGAATGTTCTCGATTTGTTGTCAAAGAGTGGTATTGGATTGATATTTGCGTTTTATTTTTTATACAAAAAATAACGTAAACCGCTCGTATTATAAACTAAATAATAATATATGAAAAAACACATATTATTATGTTTAATGATTATTTGTTATTTATTGCCAATTGGTTATGTATGTTATAATTATAATTCCAATAAAAGTGTATCCAATATAATATGTGATGATACTTGTAAATACTATATTTTATTTTTCATGGGACTAATGGGTATAGTAACATTGCTATATGAATTAGAGAGAAATGATATTTATTCACAAATTCTAATAGCTATATTACTCATCGGAATATATGGTCTCATTAGTATAAATGAAACAAACGCAGGACATTATGTATTTGCGTCATTGGTATTTATTTCTATATTGCTTTTTATGGCGAGACATTGCTATTTGTCAGAATACAATATAATACTATTATCGTCGATCCTAATTGCGTTTATTGCGTTATGTATGATTATAGTTAATATGAATCACGATATTTTTTATGGTGAAATTATGTATATATTGAATTTCGCGTTTTTCTATTTGTATTTACATTTTTTACAAAATAAATTTGACATCACTGACACTGTCTAATATTCCAGGAAAGGCGGCTGATAAAAATTGATGTAACTTCTTTTGAGAACGTTCTTGGCTATAATTTTCGGACCACCATTTTCCAGGAGATATTTTATAAATACGATTTTGTAAATTCATTACTGCAATTTTCAAGTCCACTTCGTCGGAAAAGAATTCGCCTGTTTCATAAGTGATATATTTGGAACCACATAATATATTTCGATTCATTAAAACTGGTATATTCTTTGTAATACATTCAGCAACTACACGCGGCGACGCATCAAACACATTGGGAACAAACAATATTTTTGATTCGCGCATTTTTTCTTGTAGAACATGCCAGTCTAGCCAATCAACGACTTCTAATTTGTTTCCATATTCTTTCTCTAAACCACAACCAACGCGTCCAACAATTAATCCTTTCATATGGAATTCATTACACAATACAGGAAAACATTTCAACGCAAGATCAAAATTTCGGTTGATCGCATTCCACCCCTTCAATGGACATTTATCATCATCTTTATTACAAATATAAATAAAATCATATTTTTTTGCTGTATTCGAATTCTTCTCTGTATCATAAAAATCTGATTCACTAATATCAACTACATTATTGAACATAGAGAACCCATATTTGGTTTTATCTTTAAAGCAACATAACCAATTCTTTATTTCACCTACATAGTCAAAATCATCTTTGCGTTCATATTCACCTTCTTCATCACCAAACAGTTTATTATTTGGAAAAGACTTGTATGCAGTAATTCCAAATATATGAATACCCTTTTCTTTATATTCATAATAACGTTTTTTTGCGACGTCCTCGCGAAATGGTGCTGTTACAGCAACAATCGGTAAAACATTATTTGAAATATCTGTAAAGTATCGAAATGGAAACATACGATGTTCTTTGTTTTTAAATATTTGAATATATGTGTTTAGTTCAGGGGTTAAGTTTTTATTTTCTTTTTCGAAAAATGGTTCTCTATGATTTTGCTTTCTAATAAAATAAATCAATACCAATATACAAATGAATAAAATAATGGATATTGAGAACCTTAATAGATTCTTTTTTATAAACCCCATCTATATATTTTATGTATTTTTTTATAGCTGCGTTTGTATAATATATTATTAAATGTATTGATAATATATTATGTTAGGAAATATTATTACGAAGATTACGGCTAAAATATCAGGTTCTCAAAATTCAGATACAGAATCTAAATCGGAATCCGAATCCGAAACCAGCAAATCGATATTTAAATTACCGATTGAATATTTAGATGAAAGTCAGAGGTTTATATTACAAGAAACCGTTGCCGATGATTTGGAGTTATCTAGTAAATTAACCGAAGACATGTCAAACAACACAGTCGAGCCAAGCAAGACAATGTATCATTATTTATTGAATCCTAAAAACGAATTTGCCCAACAAATGATACCAAAATGGAGAACCTATATTACAACGAATTCAGAATTTTTAGTAGAAACACAAGAAGTGATACAGGCTGTCGGACAAATCAACACGTTCGAAAATCAAAAAGCGGTCGAATATCCACAAATAATGGATTATAAACCAGATTATGATAAAATTATGACTATTTGGCGGGATACAAAGGAAGACCCCAATTTTTTGGAACGTTATTCCTATATGGAAATGTCCATGTTTAAGAGTCTAAATAAAATTCCAACCTTTTTACAGGCAATTTCAATTGTAAATATGGGATCGCCAATTCTTAGTTTCTTAATACCATTTATTTTGTTTTTATTTCCTTTTGTCATTTTGAAAATCCAAGGTATTCCTATTACATTTTCTATTTATATGTCCGTTTTAAAGGAAATTAGTCGCAATCATTTTATTGGAAAATTAATATCCAATGCTCAAAATATGAGTCTTCAAAATGTGATTTATATGTTTACATTATTAGGACTATATGCTTATCAAATATATCAGAACTATACATCTTGTGTACGATTTTATAAGAATATAAATAGAATAAATGAACAGATTTGCGAGATGCAAAAGTATGTCAAATATAATATTTTAAGAATGGAACAATTTTCAACAATTATAAAAACAAAATCGCAATATCGGTTATTTCATGTTGATTTATTATCTCATATTGAAACATTGAAACACTTGAGACAACGCATACAAAATGTACGCCCATTTACACCGTCCTTTTCAAAGATCGGTGAAATCGGATTACTATTAGGATGTTATTATGAATTGTATTCAAATATAGAATATGAGAACGCGTTGAAATATTCCTTTGATTTTATAGGATTCACATCTAATTTATTAGGAATAAGTGAGAACCTAGACGCAAAGAAACTTGGTATTTCGGAATTTTATATGGATCTTTCTGGAAACTCTCTTGCAATAAGTGACCAATATTATCCTGCGCTAATAGACGAAACATATGTATCAAATGATGTAGAAATGGATAGAAATATGATTATTACAGGACCAAATGCAGCAGGAAAAACAACGTATTTGAAAACAACCATCATAAATATTATTTTTACACAGCAGTTTGGGTGCGGATTTTATTCGGCATGTAAGATGAAACCATATACACATATTCATTCATATTTGAATATACCAGATACATCTGGACGTGATAGTTTATTCCAAGCTGAATCGAGAAGATGTAAAGAGATATTAAATGTAATCAGTGATTCCAATGAAAAGAGCAGACACTTTGGTATTTTTGATGAGTTATATTCAGGAACAAATCCTGCAGAAGCAACAAAATCGGCCTATTCGTTTTTGTTATATTTATCTAAATTTGAGAACGTCGAATATATATTAACAACACATTATGTAGATATATGTAGTCGTCTAACAAAGGCATCTACACGAATCGAGAACTGGAAGATGGACGCAACCATGGATGAAAAATTAGATATTCATTATCACTATACAATATCACGGGGTATTTCAAAGATACAGGGTGCGATTAAGGTTCTCAGAGATATGGAATATCCTGAAGAAATCATACACACTATTATGGAATATGATAATAAACTGGTCGAAGAAGCAGAAGAACCCAAACTCGAAGAACCTAAAACCGAAGAACCCAAAACCGAAGAACCTAAAACCGAAGAACCCAAAACCGAAGAACCTAAAACCGAAGAACCCAAAAACGAAGAACCCAAAACCGAAGAAACAAAACCAATTGAAACAAAGAAGCCAAGAAGATCGAAAAAATGATTGAATAAAATAACCTAAAAATAAAATAACAATACATAATATATGCCACCAACCACATATTATGTTTCGACAGATGGGAATGATTCGTCTACTGGAACAACCGTGAATACGCCATTTAGAACGATTCAGACTGCATCGAATATAGCAAAACCAGGAGATACTATTTTAGTTCAACCAGGAATATATAGAGAACGTGTATCACCACCGATAGGCGGTTCTTCAGTAGCTCAATCTATCACCTATAAATCGATCGTACCACAAGGAGCTATTATACGCGGTTCCATTCCATGGAACCCTACAGTAAACTATTCATTGGCAAACTCCATCGTATATTCATCACCATTACTACAGCAAGATTTTACAGATACTTCAGCAATAGATGGACCGAATCCGTTCAAAGTGCCGGTATGCGTTACACCTTACGGTAGAAATGGTGCGCCGGAAGCATTCAACAAAGACGCAAATAGTGATCCTAATATGATATATAATTTAGGACAGGTATTTGTAAATGATGTAATGTATATTCAATGTCCATACAAGACAGAAATGGAAAAAGAGTCAAATACATGGTATTATGATGTATCTAATAACCAACTATATGTAAATATAAAAAAAGATATTGTAAATCCGGCTATAGAAATAACAAATCAAAGAAGACTATTTGCGCCGCATGTAAGAGGATTGAAAAATATAGTAGTGGATGGGTTTATAATAGAACGTTGTGGGAATAATTACCCGAATAAATTTTGGGTTGTTGCTCAAAATCAACAGTCTGGCGCAATTGGAACGAGATGTGGTAAATATTGGATAATCCAAAACAATATTATTCGATACGCAAATGGAATAGGTATTGATTGGGGTAATGAAGGTGGAGCAGATCAAGATTTAGAATATGGTTCAAATGGAAAAGCACAAGGTTCATATGGTCATATTATTCATAACAATATTATTTCTGACAATGGAGCTGCAGGAACAGCGTCTTATATGTGTAAAAGTTTTGTGTTTACAGGAAATACTGTTGAACGCAATAACAATTTAAAATTCTATGGAAAAAGACGATGGGAAAGCGCTGGGTTAAAAGTTCATTGCCCAACCAATTCTATTATCGCAAATAATTTAATCAGAAACAATTTTTGTCATGGAATATGGTCGGATCAAGGAGCTGGCGTGAATAGTGTGTTTAAGAATAATATTATTGTAAACAATAAGGGTTCTGGCATTAATTTTGAAATAGGGTCTATTACATCAGGAAAGGTTCTCAATAATATATTTGACGCAAATGAATATGGTGTATCTTTGGTTACTTCTGGAGGGGTTCTCATTGCGCACAATTTATTTATCTCATCTATAAACGCCGATATATATACAAATATTTTTACGAGAACCACGGACAAATGGGATTCATTAAACTTGGAAATATTTTATAATATATTTGCGAAATCGCCTCAATATTTACAATTGACTGTTCCACTGGATGGCGTTTCGTCGAGATATATGAATTATAATCACTACATGTTTGAACCAACTCAAGAAAAATTCCAGTTGATTTCAATAGACGGAAAAACAAAGACAAATATGACTCTTGAGAAATGGCAGAGTACATGGGCAATGTACAACAAGGCAGCAAATTCAGATGAAAAAAGCATAGTATCGTTGGTAGACAGTGAACTATCTGAAAATACAGATGAGCCTGGCCTATATACACTAATAATAAATACAATTCAATTTGTGCAACCATTGGTATCTAGAGTTGATATAGTAGACGATTATCTCTCAAAAATATGGAATGAATCGAATTGTATTGCTGGACCATTTTCAGACATATATATGTCTTACCAGTTGAATAAGGCATTTGTAAGTGACAAATAAGTAGCAAATATTATTGTTTTGTAAAAATGACAATCTGTTCATTTGTTTCTCTATGAGAACCTGAAGTGACATGAACATTTTTATTATACATTGGTATCGTCGTTTTTAACGAAAACATCCGTTTTGTGATTGTATTCATATCTTTCAAAATATTGGTTTGTGATTGACCACCACCGGAAGATAGAATATAACATAGGGTTCCGCCCTTTATTAAAACATGATTACATAATTGAATCGTTTTATACCAATATCCTTGTAACCATTCTTCATATGTTTTATATCGCACTGTACTTTGGTTTTCTCCAGGATATAATTCGAGTTCATAATAAGGTGGACTGAAAAAAACGACATCAAAATGTTCTCGATATTTCTTTAAAAATACTTTATCTGATAATAAATCTTCGGATGGTTTACAAATAATCTTGCTGGTTATATCTGGATAATGTGATACAATAAAATCTTCTGTTTTTGTACATACATCAGGAATCACGTCAACCCCTACATATTCTTTTGTAAAAGGGCATTCTAAAAATCCATATGCATAAGATGACCAACCTAGAGTAGGTGTAAATATTTTGGTTCCTTTGAGAACCTCGTGATTCAATGAATATACTAAATAAGGGTTCATGATGGAAGCACGAAAATAGAAAGAGGAAAATACACTACCAATGCGCCCTTCGCGTATATAATGAAGAGCGCTAGGAGTAATTATCTTATAGTCAATAATTTCTCTTAAATAAAGATCTAATAAAACATTTAAATAAGATGGAATGTTCTCAATACCAGATTGTGTTTTCTGTAAAATATTTCGAAAATGAATATTACGAATAATATTTTTATAATTGACTAGTGAATTATTATCCATATGTGATTTTTTCATGGGTTTACTAGTAATACCTAATTGTTCTGTATAAAGAGACGTATTAAAAAATCGTGTTAAATACTCGTCTCGATTGACAATATGTGAATAAAGTAGTTGAATATCATCCTTACTAATATTTCGCGCTTTCATATAATCAACTAATGGAGTATATTTATTACCAGATTTCACTTGAGCATGCTTGATAAACTCGCTTAATGTTCTCGAATTTTTACTATGAAATAATTTTAAAAAGGCGGATAATGTAATATGTTTCATACTATATTATCCATTGATTATTTATTTTTCAAATAATGGCAATTCATATATTTTTGAATAGTAAACCGTGTTAAATTTGGTAAATCTACATTAGTTCCAATGAGGCTTAATAGCTTGTCATCAGGAATGATTTGCGTTTTTTTGTCAGGATGAATTAATTGGTTTTCCGAAATATAGTTTATAAGAATTTTTGTCACCTCTGTTCTCGGCATTTTAGAATTATGTTCTATACCTAAGAAATCACATAGTTCATTTGATAGAGATACAGGCAATTGAAACCCTGATGGTTTTCGAGGTTTTTTCTCAAGTTGTTTCTTGGAATGGTCAATCACAGATGTCGAAAACTTTTTAAATTTATGAAACTCTTTTTCCATGGTAGCAAGTTGCGTTTTCTGCAAATGGATTGCGGTTTCCATATCATTCAAAGCTTTTATTAATTTTGTTATATTGGATGGATATTTGATATTATCTGTTAGCTGTATTGTCGTCATAAATATATAAAGTAAATTATATATTTATATTATTATTTCTATTCAAACGATAATTTATGCTTCGGTTTTTCGCACGGTCTTCTTCTTTACTGTAGTAAACCCCTCCTCATCCGTTGTTTCAACTGGTTTTCGTGGAACGGGCTTTCTCGTTGAAGGTTTGCGACCATCTGGCTTGCCATTCGAAGCGGACGATCTGCGAGGAGGTCTCGGTTTTACTTCATCCACATCTCCGTCATTGGATTCGGAATTCTCGCGAGCAACATTAGCAGCGCGAGGAGGGGCGCTCTCTCTTGAAACACGGCGAGTTTCACACATGATGGAACCACCCTTAATACCTGTGACCTCTGTTGCTTGAAACTCATGCACGCCACCATCAGTCTTTGAAATGCTAAACTCAACATACTCGCCTTGAACCAAATACTTGTATTGTGAACTGGACACATTAATATTTGAGTAGTGAACAAAAATATCCTTGCTTGAAGTTTCTTCTTCGTCACTAACAGTAATAAATCCATATCCAGCCTTATTATTAAACCATTTTACTTTTCCAATAAATCTATCAGTTTGAGAAGAGGTTGCGGTATCAGTACTCATAGCTTTTACTATATCTATTTATGTATAAACCTTTTTATATTGTTTACAAAAAATATATGAATATTGTATACATGAAGAAATCTGTTATAAGCAATATTATATTTAAAAATTCCACGTGGAGAAATATATTATTTTTACTTGCATTTATATTAATCGCTTTAGCAATTTCAAAATTTATGCCATTTTACATGGAGGGTGTTCAAGAAGGATTATTATCTAGTACATCTGCCGGAAATGTAAATACTGCACTAGAAATATATGATAAGGCGGTAGATACAATATGTGATGAAAGCGTAAAAGCTATGTCAAAGATACAATTTTCACAAGCCGATTCTATTACATTTTCCGCTATAATAGGCGATGAAGCACTTAAGAACTCGGCCAAAGTGGATAAAATTGTTAAATTGAAATCTACAAATGCCGATGTGAAAAAAATAATTACTGAAATAAATGGTAAAAAATACATTGCTACATTAACACTATTAGATACACTCAATAAAGAATCATATACAGACGACGAAGCATTTACCTTGCTATTAAAACAGCAAACAAGCGCGGTTCAAGATATTATAAGTGGTTCGACTTCAGTATATTCGCAATTAAAAGACTATTTGAAAACAGTATCAGTTGCTTCGCAAAAATAATCTAATCATGTTGAATAAAAAATGTGTTTTAGTGGTATATACTTTGGTGTATCTATATATTCCAAAGTATATGTGTATGAAATATAATGATTTATTTGATAAAGCCGATTATCATTTGTCGAAATATATTCTGCAAAATGTTCATGTCGTTTATGTTCTCGTAATACAATATTTATTGGATGTTCAATATCTATCAATGATTTATTTGTTTGAATGTTTCCTGTTTGAGAGAACCATGGAGCATTACCCAATATCATATAGACATACATATATCCTAATGAAATTAAATCGTCTCTCCTACTATATCGATGTCCCAAATGAACATTTATACTTACGAATTTAGGCGTTCCTATTATGGTATCACATGGTTTATCTTGATAATGTTCTCCATTTTCATCAATATAGAATGTGGCTAATCCGAAATCAATTAAAAATATATCGCCGTTCTTAATCATAAAATTTTGCGGTTTTATATCGCGGTGTAAAACAAAGAATCGGTGAATATGTTCTATAATATCAATGGCCTTTATCATTAATATATTCATTTTTTCAATGGTTGGTTCTCGCGTTTCCATATAATCAAATAGAGAACATTCGTATAATGTGAAAACAAGACAAGGATGATTATTATGAATACCATACCAATAAATATTTGGTATTTGTTTGACACCGGATGTAGCTAGATAATTCATTATTTTCACTTCATGTTTTAGTGATTGAATACCGCCGTATTCCATTTTTATTGCAATAGGTTCTCGTTTTTTTATACATAATCCTTTTAAGATACAACCAAAAGCCCCGCGTTTTATTTCTTCACCCATTTCATATTTATTTACAATCATTTAGTGAATAAAAGAGAACATGTCTAATATGTTTTCTTTTTATGTGATGAAATCAGAGTTACAGAAGTTAACTAGTAAAATATTATTTTTGTACATGTAATATATATGAACCAGATTATATTTAATAAATATGTATTTAATGCGTCTATTATATTTGTTCATATAGCTTATCTTGCGGTATTCTTCGGAATTTTGTATATTGATAAGACATATATTCATAATTTTAGTACGCTTATTCAATTTGGCGTATGTATGTTTTTGATAATTCGATTTTTTCCTTTACGTAAAACGCACAAAGTAACGAGTTTGGACGTATCGATCATTTTTTATTGTGCAACACTTATGTTTATGAATGTAGTATTTGTTGAAATATATAATATATTACCACATAATGAAATCACTGATATGGCTTATAATATTGCTATAAATGAAAAAAAATAGAAAAATAAAATGAAATAGACAAATCCAAATATAATAATAAAATGGAGAACATTGACGTAAAAGAAATATATGAGAATGCGTTAATAGACCCAACATTATTATCAACGATTGATATTGATAAACTTTTAGCAAGAATAGAGAATGAAGATAATCATTATTTAGAGAACAAAACAGTATCAGATATATCAAAGGATATATTTGAAGCAATTCGTGAATTGAGTGTAGAGAATGATTTAGCAGTAAAATTTTGCGATAGATTATCTGGTTATAGATATGTTGAACGCGTTTGTGATTTAAGAAATGGAAAAATGATGCGTTGGATTAAACGACCAATATGCGTCGGTGAAACGCAAAAACCATTAAATGAAAAGTCATTGACGAATGGTGGAATATTAATGAATATAAAAATCGAGAACTCTGGTGTTCAACTATTATGTAGGAATAATACAAATCGGTTTTTTAATATTAAATTTGATGATTGTTTAGTGTTTCAAAAATTAACCATGGAGGAACAGTTAATATTGATGTCATATGAATATATGGAAAAGCCAGACGTTTAGATTAAAATATATGGCTATTTAGAATAATATATATGGATAATATATAATGGCAAGAAAAGCGAGTATGTGGGCAAAAGCCGCCGGTGAATATTATCGCAAAAATAAAGGTAAGAATGGGATTGAATCCTTCACCGATGTTCTCAAATCATCTGATTTTAAGAATTCTTATCATGCAAAGTATGGAAAAACAATGGGTAGGAAAGCGAACAATGGACGTGCGACGAAACGTTACCGAGGTGGTGAAGAGCATGAACCAACCACACCACGCGCTCTACCAGCTGCTCCAACACCTCCTATGATGGGTGGTAAAGCCACGGCGACACCAGCTGCTCCAACACCTCCTATGATGGGTGGTAAAGCCACGGCGACACCAGCTGCTCCAACACCTCCTATGATGGGTGGTAAAGCCACATTATCACCGGCTCCTCTTATCGGCGGAAGACGCAAAAGAAAGAGTGGGAAAAAAACCGCAAAGAGAAGGCGATAAATATATTATAATTTTAGTATTATATAATAATATATTATTACTATAATATATTATATGAATGAATTTATAAGAATCGATTATTTTTTCTCTTACTGGATAGTTATATGGTTCATTATTTATTATTTTATCATAAATACAAATATAGTAAATAGTAAAATCACCAAATATATACAAACGAATTTCAATCCAAAGTTTGCTCTATATATTGCTCTATTTGAGAACCTATGTATTTTTATATATTTATTCTTTCATAAACCAACAATAACCCTTATTATAAAATACTTTTTTATGATGGTTGTTCTCAAAGTGGTGCCATTATATTTATTAGAAAAGGAAAAAATCAATTTACCACAAGATGTCATTCCTGTATCCGCGTTGTTTATTTTATATAATATTTATCTTGCCTTTCTAGAGAAATCATCCTATACCATATACAAAACGTCTGCGCCATATATAATAAATCCTAGTAAGTTCTCATGATATCATTACTTTCCAGTAGAACCAAATCCACCGTCGCCTCTTGATGTGGTTGATAATGAAGTCTCGTCTACCATAATAACATAAATTGGACATAAAGACGGATGACAAATCTGAAGTAAACGAGTATGTTTTTCAATTTCATAAGGTGTTGGAGAATTCAAATTTCGAAATGCGCCCATTAGAAACCCGCGATATCCTGAATCAATAATGCCTACTTGATTGGCTAACATTAATGGTGTTTTTGAAATGGATGAACGTGGATACATATAAAACGCACATGTATTTGCGTTCTCGTCCAACATTTCACATTTTACATCCATAGACACCATTTTCATGTCCTTTTGAATTTCCGTTGTTTCTGGAACAAATAAATCAAACCCGGAATTTGGAAATGGATCTACAATGATCGAATTATTATGTTTTCGAATATGAGACTTATACAGTTCAATTAGTTCTGGTTTATCTGGATTCACTGCTATTTTTAGAGTAACACATGTGCTCAAATTATCAGGTTTTGCGTCGGGTTTGTACATATAAAATATACGTGGTATTGTATTTATACCCTTTGAACATTATTTTATTTTATTTTTCCATTCACTCCATGAAATTGGTTTCACTTCACGTTTTGATTCTTTGTCTTCTTTGCCTTCTTCGCCTTCTTCGCCTTCTTGACCCTCTTTACTATGTTCTTTATCTAAATTATCACAACGTTTCAACGCAGAATCAACATATAATTCCTTTAATATTTTACCAACTAATACAGACCCTTCATGTTGATCCACCTTTTTATCTTCAATCATTTTAATAACAGCTAGTAGTCTGCTCATAATAGCTAAATCTAATTCATCAGAAACAACCTTATTGAAAATATCTGTATAATTCATAAATAAAAAATTTGCGACCGATTGCGCTTTTTCCTTAAATTCATTGCGGTTCTCTGAATACAGTTTTGCATCGGTTTTTTTAAGACGGTCTAAAGCGCGAATATCGTCGCGAAGCTTTTCGCTATGTTTCACTCTTCGAATATATTCAGTATTATCCACAGCGTCCGAATTGTTTAATAGTTTTTTGAGATTTAAACTTTCCTCCTTTGTAATTTTAGACATTATACTATACAAATATTTTTATTTATGTGTTTATATGTATTTATATCTATAATATATTATAATATATTAGTAAAATGGACAAATTTATGATAGACAAATATGTAGCTCCAAAAAGAATGGATGATAACCCATCCGCATTGCCTATAAAACCGAATGAAACAACTGAACCTATCAAACGAGAAGTTACATACTATGAACCAACCCTTGATGAAAAAAAGATTGTTTTACAAGCTGCCGTTGAATCACAAGTAGAATCTGATCAAAAGCCACCATCGTATAAATTTATAACGATTATCGGGTTAATATTATTTATAGGGTATGTTATTTACTATTCAATAAAAACAATGTTCTATAAAAACAACTATTTAATAAAGACGAACGCAACTGAATTAAATATAAATTTAGATGAATTGAAAACAGATGTCAAGAATTTTTTGAAAGAAAAATATGAAAAATATCTTGATTGGAAAGACACCTTGAAAACAAGTATAAACAAGTATTTTTTTAAGAAACATTTAGATAATGGCGCGTTTAAAGCAACCAAATATAAGGCAACAAATTTATTGTCCATGTAAGTAAGGTAATACAACTAAAACTATTTACTTATTATATAATGGATTATACGGATATTGTGTTATTATTATTAGGTAGTGGGTGTATAATCATTTTTATTGTATATTATTCGTATATATCAAAACAAGTTACAAGCAATGAAAGAGTGAATAAAATAAAGGCAACCATGGTATCTTTAGATGGATCGCAACCCTTAGATAAACCTCAACCCTTAGATAAACCTCAACCCTTAGATAAACCTCAACCACAAACTCAATCAAACCATGTTTTACAAATATCTTATGACTTCGTAAAAAGAAATATTATTTATTATGGAAAACCACTTTTACAAAATTTACTAGATCCTTTTCTATAGATTTAGTAAAAATTATATCTTAGCATTATGTATAATGAAAAACGATATTGGTATTGTATCATTTTTGTTCATTGCTATTATAGGACTTGCATTGTGGTTTTCTAGTTCTCCGGCTTATGTGCCATATTCGTCTACCATAGATAGAGGATATTCTAGATATGAAGGATTTTCGCCTTTAGAATATACTAGTACAAAAGATAGCTCTGTAGTAGATAGTCCTGTTTCAAATTATTCAATCAATAAGGATTCTGCATCTGCATCTAAAAGCGTAAGCGGTTTTAGTGGTTACGGTGTATTTACAAATCCATCGTCTGCTCCAGAAAAAGTTGATATTTTTTCACAAGCTAAAGGATCACTTGATGGGCAAGGTTATGGATACTATAATTCGCAAGGACCATTACAATTAGACAGCAATATGAAAACCCAGTTGGCTACACGAGGAATGAACGCGTCAGGTGTTCCAAGTAGTCTTGGTGGTTCGCCTGTCTAAAATAAATTCAATAAATATTATATAAAGAATCCAAAATATTTATATAATAAATGGAAATTACCAGTTATTTATCCGACTGTATAAAATCTAAAATTCCAGTTGCGTTTTTAAAGTACGGTGATGGTGAATATCTCGCAGCATTAGGACATTCAGGATGTAATTGTGATAGAGATACATATACTGAGACTTTAAAAAATGGATTATTACAATCATTCACATATATGGTAGACAATGGGCCGAATACATATATTGGTATATGGCACGATGGAAATCATATTGAATTTTGGAATAAATTAGTAGAAAAGCCAATTCGAATAGCAAAATATCATACAGTGATAATGGATTATGATCATAGGAATGAAAAAATAGAATTATTGAGAACAATTAAAGAATCACCATTGAAAAAAATATATATTTGTAATCCGTTAATGGTTCGCGCTAAAATATTATTAAATATAGATCATATGGTACATGTTCCGTTTAACAATTGGGTAGACAATGAATTTGATAATGTATTAAATAGTATAAAAACACTTATAGAATCACAACCAGAAGAACAATATATTATTTTGACTAGTGCCGGAATGGGCGCAAAAATATTAATAGGAGAATTAACAAAATCGTTTCCGAAAAATATGTATATAGATATTGGTTCTGCGTTGGATAAATTATGTACTAAAAAAACATCAAGAGGATGGGAACCAAGTTATGAAGAATTCATTCAATATTTAGGTGACATTATTCCTTCAGGATGGGAATCGCAAGAATACCAATGGATTTTTGATGAAGCACAACACAAAGTTGGTGTTCATATATAATAAATAATATATATATTATATATGAGCAAATCTATAGTGGATGGATATAAAAATGATGTAGATTTGTCAGTAGACGACTTTAGCGAAACTGTTCTAATAAATAAAGAAGTGAAAAGCGTTCCTAGAGACGGTAATTGCTTTTTTCATTCTATTGCGCTTCTATTGAATAAACAAAACCCTGAAAAAAAAACAACACATCTAGAGATTCGTAAGGCTATTTGCGATTATTACGCAAACACATTTAGAAATGGTCAAGAATCAGAGTCAGACGCTTTATCAAAGTTAAAAAAGGGTTCTGATATAGAACAACGTTTGTTTCAATTATATACATTTGGTTCGAACCCCGAATCAAATGGCAAATTTATATTGAAAGATTATAACATTCAACATCAATATGAAATATGCAATGAAGATGTATGGGGTGAAGAAAGTGATGTTATAGTTACATGTATAATATATAATATAAATATAGTTGTTTTTTCTTTGTTACCAAAATCAAATTATAATAAGAAAGAGTTATATCGTATTTTAACCTATAAAAATAATAATAGTTCTCCAACATTTTTATTGAAATTAAACATGGCTGGCAATAATTCACATTATGAACCCATTACGGATAAGGCTGGATATGTATCAAAAATTCGTTCATTAACTAAAAAAAAAGACTCACCTAGTGGAAAAGGCACTACTCGTAAACTATCTAAAAAAAATAAAACATTACTAGATAAATTAAACTCATTGTTATATAAATTGAATGTATATAATGAAAAAATTGGCAAATTTATTCCAAGTGGTAATAAAGAGTCACTATCAAACGACTTTTCAGATATTCAGACCGATGTGGTTAAAATGATATCTGAATTAGACTCAACACACTCTAAATCATCCTCAACACACTCTAAATCTTCCTCAATACACTCTAAATCATCCTCAACACACTCTAAATCATCCTCAAAATCGTCAGAAAAAAAAGATGACTTAACAATACAAAATACAAAAATTGAAGATGAAATAGCAAGTCTAACTACAATGCTAGAAATGGTATCTAAGAGAGAAAAGCCTAAAATAATAGAACAAATTCAAGAACTACAACAGCAACTTAGATAAGTAAGATATTTTACAATACTATCTAAATATACATTGAGAGCAAACTCTGTGACTGTTTCTCTTCATTTTTTATTAAAACATCGACCGCCTTTGTATCTACCGTAAATGGAAACTGAACATTTATATCAATATCTTTCGAGAACATGTTTTCATCTGGCTTCACCAATCTGAACAAATTTAGTTTTGTATGAATAATTTCCAAACATCTCTTCATATTTCTGACACCATGTTCATTCTGAGTCAAATGTTGGGCTGACACAATATATTTAATTGTATCATCCGGTATAATAATATCTTCTGATTTGAAATTCACTTGCTCGCGAATCTTTGGAAGCATATATTGGTTTGCGATAACCACCTTTTCCTTTGCGTCATATCCTTTTGTCTGAATACGATACATGCGGTCTTTCAAAATAGGATTCACTTTCGATTCGTCATTGTAACTAAAGATAAACAAACACTTGCTCAAATCAAAATCGACATCCGAGAAATACTTATCATGGTATTGCGAATTCTGTGTTGTATCTGTCATATGAGTTAGAATGCCGGTAATCTCTTCGCCTTTTGGGGTATCACTTATCTTATCCAATTCGTCAAAGTAAAATACTGGGTTCATACACTTTGAATCAATCAAACTCTGAACAATTTTACCCCAACTACTTCCTTCATATGTATACGAATGCCCTTCCAAATAACTTGCGTCTCCAGCACCACCTAGTGGAATAAATACAAATTCGCGACCAAGAATCTTGCTGATACCATCCTTTACCAATGTAGTTTTACCTGTTCCTGGTGGACCTTTAATCGCAATAGCCGTACCCATTGCGTTAGGGTTTGATATCCACTGTCCAATCATCTGTAGAATTTGAAGTTTTGCGTCATCTAGTCCATATACGCAATTATCCAATACACTTTTCGCGTTTGACATGAACTCGTGACATTTATCGAGACCATCTGACATTGACACTGTTAAACTGCTGTATTTACAGAAAGGAATTCGCATGAATGTATCAACCCAATTTTTGATTTTGAAGTACTCAGGATCGCAACTATCCATCGAACGCAACATATTTATCTTTTGCATAGCATTTGCCTTTAGTTTAGGTGGTATATTCGAATCCAATATAGCCAGTCTATATGGTTTTTCTATACCCATATATCCATTGACTTCTTTCAATTCGCTCATGATTCGCAACTGTTCAGAATTGGATAGCTTCGTTTTGAAATAGTTCATCTCATTTGGCTTCTGTCTTTCACCTACAATTAGTTTTTTATACTCTTTTGTATTGCTTTTTCGAGCATCCTTTACCAGTTTTTTGATATCTTCGCAACATTCCGTGATTCTCTTTTTCAACACCTTGCTTCTTGGATTTTTATTCAATCTCTTTGTCAAATCCTTCTTCAATTCCAAGAGTTCAACATATTCGGATTCGACATCTTGTATAAACTCTGGTTCTTCCACAGGTGTCTTTTTTGGGTTCTTTTGAGATTTCTTGGAAGACGATTTCTTGGATGATTTTTTATCTGCTTTTTTCTTTGGTTCCGATTCGACTGATTGCTCAGACTCTTCCTCTGGTGGAGAAACCTTCTCATATTTATCTTTCATGAACGTTTCTTCGTCATCTGTATTACATTCTTCATCTTCCTCGTCTTCGTCTTCATCCTCACTCTGTCCACCAAAGAATTCGGCATACTCGGCATCTTCATTTCCTGAAACTGATAGAATGATGTTTATTTTATTTGATTTTTTATTTTCTTCGTCATCTTCGTCATCATCTTCTTCGTCATCTTCGTCATCATCATTTTCTTCGTCCTCTTCTTCTTCGTCATCTTCTTCGTCCTCGTCGTCTTCATCATCTTCCTCTACATATTCAGATGATTCTTCTGATTCAGACGCAGCAGCAGCACTCGATTTTTTAGATTTCTTGCTACCCTTTTTGCCTTTAGACGGCGAAGCTTTTTTCGATGATTTCTTTGCATGTTGTGGTTCTGGTTCTGCTTCCGATTCGGATTCCGATTCCGATTCAGATTCTTCTATTGCCTTTTTGGAATAGGATGAAGGAAACATACTTGCCAAGAATTTTTTGTATGTGTTTCTATCAAATTTTTCCTCTTCTTCTTTTTTTTTAGACGCCCTCTTTTTCACAGGGCGTTCATCTTCTGAGCTAGATTCCGTTTCTGATTCCCATTCAGATTCTTCAGATTCAGAGTCAGGATCTCGTTTAGATAATCGTTTCTTTTGACTTTCATTACCCTTTCTCTTATCATCCTTCTTTGAACGAGTAGCAATAGCGGTGTTATTCTTTTGAACCATTATAATATAGCAGTAGTAATATTTATATCAGTTTTAAAAGATATTTCAAATCAATTTTATAACATAAGTTATAGATTATAAAATTGATTTCAAATGATATAAATATTGTATTTTCATATATTATAGTTATCATGTCTTCTCATAAATCAAAGACTATGCCATCAAGGATTATTGGAATTCAATTTAGTATGTTATCTCCTGAAGAAATAAGGCGAAACTCTGTGGTTGAAGTGAAAACACGAGACACATATGTAAATAATAAGCCTCTACCAGAAGGCCTATTTGATCCTCGCATGGGTGTTTTGGAACCAGGGTTGATTTGTCCTACGGATGGTTTAACATATATTGATACTCCTGGATACTTTGGGCATATTGAATTGGCTAGACCCGTTCTATTCATTCAGCATATCAAGGATATTATGAAGATAACAAAATGTGTTTGTTTTAAATGTAGCAAACTATTGATCAATAAAAATCAACATAAGCATATTTTGGAATATCCATTGGAGAAAAGATGGTCATATATTGCGCCAATTGCCAGTAAAATTCGAAGATGCGGCGAATCGATTGAAGATGGTTGTGGTTGTAAACAGCCAGATAAGATACGATTGGAAGGATTCGAGAAGATATATGCAGTATGGGAAAATATTTCTACAGAAAATGAGGATGGAACAACAGAAATCAAAAAGGTAAATATGCGTCTGACACCCGAGATTCTGTTGAAAATTTTTGGTAGAATTTCGGATGAAGATATTTCCTTCATGGGGTTTAGTCCAACCTTTTCTCGTCCTGAATGGATGATATGTCAAGTATTGCCTGTGCCTCCACCAGCAGTAAGACCATCTGTCAAGCTAGATGCTCAACAACGTTCAGAAGATGATTTGACACATATCTATAGTAACATCATAAAAACAAATCGTGATCTGTTTGACAAACTCCAAAAGCCAGATACTACTTCAGTAGTCATTGATGGATTGACATCTGTTCTCCAATATCTGGTTGCAATGATTGTCAATAATAAAATCAAGGGTGCGGTTCCAATGGCACAAAGGTCTGGTCGCCCACTTCAATGTATCATGGGTCGATTGAATTCGAAAAATGGCAGAATCAGAGGAAACTTGATGGGAAAACGTGTTGATTTTAGTGCTCGTTCAGTGATTACTGGTGATCCAAATGTCTCTATTTATCAATTGGGTGTTCCTTTAAAAATTGCGAAGAATCTGACGAAACCAGTAAAAGTCAATGATATGAACCGAGATTTCTTGATGAAGTTAATACAGAATGGTCCAGATGTTCACCCTGGAGCAAAGAACATTGAGAGGAAAAACGGCGAGTTTATTTCGTTGAGATATGTTGACATCAACTCAATCCGATTAGAAAACGGCGATATTGTTCACAGACATATGATTGACGGCGATGCAGTGTTGTTTAATAGACAGCCTTCATTACACAGAATGTCTATGATGTGTCATATTGTCAAGATCATGAAACAAGGCGATTCATTTCGCATGAACATTTGTAATACCAAGCCATACAATGCTGACTTTGATGGGGATAAATTTTGTCCTCAACAGGCGACTGCTTATTAAGTTGTAGATAAAACTTGATAAGAAAAACAGTGTAATATCTACTGGCACATATTTTACGCATACGAATATGTTGCTAATATAATCGTCTAGTCATTTTAATAAAATTGATATGAAAATTCTCGCAATACATATAATAAATGTTGTTGTCTATTGAAGAAAAGGACAAGGTTGTAGGGGAAATATATAAAATTACGAATATAATAACAAATAAATCATATATTGGTCAAACACGTAGTCACAGATTAAACCATAATAAATATAGACCTTTTGGATATTTGGGAAGATTTAAAGACCATATTCATGAAGCAAATTCAAATAAGAAAAATCAAAGTAAATTTTTGAATTCTGCTTTACTAAAATATGGATCAGATAACTTTACATGCGAACTTTTGATGTCATGTAATGTGTCTGAGTTGGACTTTTATGAGATCCAATATATATCTGAAAATAATACCAAATATCCAAATGGTTATAATTTAACAAATGGTGGAAAAGGATTTACTGACATGGATGGAAAATATGTATGTGAACCGTTTCAAAAAAAAGAAAAATCTGAAAGAATATCAACAACTCACAGTGATTATACAAAACAGTTGATTTCTGAAAGATTAAAGGTATCATTGAACAATGATACACATCGAGAACAAATGATGAAACGTTCACAACATCAACATATTTGTCGTAAATTTGAAAAATTCAAAAATGTGACTATTGATGAAAATAATATTGACCAATATATGCATATGATAAATAGTGATAAATTAGGAACTTATATTCGTATTATAATTAATGGAATAAAAACAACCTTTGTCGGAAAATATGAAACAACAGATACAATAAAAAATAGAGCGAGAATTTTTATATTAGATTTATTAAAGTGGCAACGTGATCAAATTGCGGGAAACCCCTTAGAGCCTGTGCTATCTAATAAATAGCATTGACCACTACCAAGTCTATAGGGAAACTTATAGATGGCCGAGAATAGAACTCGGGTATGGTAATAACGTGGAGGATTGGGCAATCCGCAGCCAAGCTTCTAAGTCCGCTTTTCTGGCAACAGAAAAAACGATAGGATATGAAGAAGGTTCAGAGACTAGATGGTTACGGGTCTTATATGATGGTCTAATCAACCTGATAAGGCACAAGGTATAGTCCGTCCTCTTTGGAAACTTAGAGGGTCTCATGGAAATGAATATGCATTTACCACAAAATATTTTAGCAGAAACAGAACTGCGTCACCTAGCAGCAATTCCGTATCAGATGATTAGTCCATCTGGAAATTCTCCTGTCATTGGTATTTATCAGGATTCCTTATTGGGTTCGTTTCGTTTTACACGACCCAACATAAAATTAACACCCCGCGAAGTAATGAACTTGTTGATGTTGTATACAGATGTCGATGTAAACGCAATTTTAGATAACAAGGAGCAGCTAACCAGTTTTGATGTGTTGTCACAAATTCTTGGTCCATTGACACTAAAATACCAGACGAAACTATTTGACGAGAATGAAGACGCAAGTACATCGAATAATATATTGGAAATCAAAGCGGGAAAATATATACGCGGTCAAATTGAGAAAAGTGTATTGGGTGCTAGCACAAAAGGAATTATTCACAGAATGTTCAATGATTTTGGACCGATGGCTGCAGCAAACTTTATAGATGATCTTCAGAATATTATTAATGAATACATGAAATCCAGTTCATTTAGTGTAGGCGTTAGTGATTTGATTGCAAACAAGAAGACACAAGATCAGATTATACGAATTATTAGTGACCAGAAGATGGAGGTTCAAACAGAATTGGAAAAACTCCATTTGGGTATTTTTGAGAATGATACATCAAATACAAATATGGTTCAGTTCGAAACGAATATCAACAACATATTGAATAAGGCGACGGAACAAGCAGGTAAAGAAGGGCGTAAGAGTTTGAACAAGGATAACCGTTTCTTGATGATTGTAAATTCTGGTTCAAAAGGTAATTTGGTGAATATCTCACAAATGATATCTTGTGTTGGTCAAACGAATGTAGATGGAAAGCGAATTTCATATGGTTTCAATGATCGAACACTGCCGCATTATAAGAAATTTGATGATTCGCCGTCGGCAAGAGGGTTCATTGAAAATTCGTATATTTCGGGGTTGACTGCACCCGAATTATTCTTCCATGCTATGGGTGGTCGTATTGGTCTCATTGATACGGCTGTAAAATCAGTCACATGGGAAACCCCGATTGTTATTATTGAGAATGACAAACCAAAATACATTGAAATTGGAAAATGGATTGATGAACAACTCGATAACGCAAAACCGGAAGATGTTCAACATTTCACAGAGAGGCGAATGGAGTTAATGAATACGGATTCAGTGTATATTCCTACTACAGATGAAGATGGTATTGTAACTTGGGGCGAAATAACAGCGATTACAAGACATGACCCAGGAACTGAATTATATGAAATCAAAACATCTGGTGGAAGAAGCGTTATTGTCACAGAAAGCAAATCGCTTTTGATATGGAATCCGGAAACCAAGAAGCTAAAAGAAATGTTAACACCAGACATTAAAGTAGGCGACTGCGTACCAGTAACTGAAGTATTGTGTAAACCACCGATGACTATTGATATGATACCAATGAAAGGGTTTTATAATGACATATTTGAATTGAATGAAAAGAATGGTATATTTGTCGGATTGTTTTTAGCAAAAGGAGAAATAATTGAAAATACTATAAAAATTGATACAGAACAAGGTAATGTAACAGAGTTCTTATCTTCTGTGAATATGAATAGTAGCGTATTTGAGTATTTAGCTGAATTGTTAGAAAATGAACTTCACATTCCAACCGAAGCATATATTGCTTCTGATGATTTTATTATAGGATTATTGAATGGATATTATTCTGAAAATGGTATTATAGAGTCTAAATCGATTGTTGTAAAATCTACATCGAAAAGACTACTTGAGGGTATTAATATGTTATGTTCAAGATTAGGTATTTTTGGAAAAATAGAGCAAGATAACATGTTATATGTATTATCTATATCGTCTCGATGGGGCGAGATATTTTCAAACACTATAACATTGTTAGATGATGCAAAACAAACCAGTATTCAATCGGTAAACTGGGAATATGAACCCCCATTCAAAACATACAACAATATTGTTCTCGATGAAATTGTAGAAATCAACATTCTAGATACAGCTAAATATCCAAAGGTATATGACTTAACAATTCCATCTACATTGAACTTTGGGTTGGCAAATGGTCTTCAAGTACGTGATACATCAACAACTGGATATATCCAGCGAAGATTAATTAAAGGATTGGAAGATTTGAAGGTAGAGTATGACATGACAGTAAGAAACAATCGTGGAAAAATCATTCAGTTCAAATACGGTGATGATGGATTTGATTCTACAAAGGCAGAAAATCAAGTCATTCCATTGGTAGGGATGAGTGTGGAAGACGTATATTTACATTATGATATTGCTGGAATCAATGATGATAAGAGTGATATATTGCGGGTGTATACAAAGGGCGCGGTTACTCGCATGAAGAAACAAAAGGCGGAAACAATGAAAAAGACCAAGGCATATATTGACAAGATGTTGGATGTTCGCGAATTGATCGTTAAAAATATATTCAAGTATAAGAATGAAAACACAGTGAAGGTGCCTGTTGCATTCCAGAATATTATCGCGAATGTCCAAGGTCAACTGGGGTTAAATAGTCATTCTATTACAGATATCACGCCATTAGAAGCATTTGAGTTAATTGAAGATACGTTTGAAACCATTAAAAAACTGATATTTGCTCCACCAACACCATTGTTTGAAATCCTATATTATTACTATTTATCACCTCGAGAGTTATTGGTGAATAAACGATTCCATAGAAAAGGGCTTCAACTGTTATTAGAAACTATTGTATTGAAATATAAGCAGGCATTGGTTCATCCAGGAGAAATGGTCGGTGTTATTGCGGGTCAATCGATTGGTGAACCTACTACACAGCTGACATTGAATTCAGTAACATATGAAACCGAAATTGTTGTTCGAAATCAAAGAAAGGAGATCAAGAAGGTTCAAATAGGTGATTTTGTGAAAGAGCACATTGAAAAGTCGAAGCAAATTCAGTATATGGAAGACAAAGATACTACTTATGCAGAATTATCTGATTTAGAAGAATACTATGAAGTTCCTTCAGCAAACGAAGAAGGACATACATTATGGACAAGAATCGAAGCAGTAACAAAACACCCTGTCATTAATGAAGACGGAACAGATACTATGTTGAAACTAACAACAAAAGGATGTAGAGAGGTCATTGTTACACGTGCGAAATCCTGTTTACAGTTGATCGATGGAAAAATTCAAGGCATTGATAGCAAAGACTTGAAGGTGGGTGATTATTTACCAGTGTCCAAGAAACCACTTGAGTATGAATATATGTATGAATTGGATATATGTAATATTTCAAATGGAACCAAGAATACATTACGATTAGATGATGTTTTTGGATATTTGATAGGCTCTTATTGTTCATCTGGATACGTTACAGATAAAAATGAAATAATACTTGAAAATGTTGATACTGAATATGTCGGATCAATTCAATCTCTTTGCGATTCTTTGAATATTGTCGCAACCAATGACCAATCGAATAATATTTGTATTGACGATTCGTACATTTGTAAAATCATAAAACATCTGTGTGTTGACAAGGAGGGCAATAAATGTGTATCTGATAAAGTTGTGTTTTCAAATCCTGATTGTATATTAGGATTTATGAAAGCATATATTGGAATAAACCAGATATATTCAAATACTATAGTAAATGTATCATCTATATCAAAAACGCTCCTTACTGATGTGATGGTTATGTTGAAAAATATGGATATTGTTGCGTCAATATATAAAGAGAACGCGACTGGTGACGATAATACTCAATATTGTTTAATTATTCAAAATAGCCAACTTGATGATAAGGCATATTTGACAGTTCCAAATAAAATAAATGGCGAAACAGTGATGGAAGCAAGAAATGATAGAATGCCAGATATATTGTTTGACGAAATTGTCTCTATAGAAGAAGTTCCAAACACAACCCCCTACGCATACGATTTAACAGTTGAAATTACAAGAAACTTTGACTGTTATAATGGGTTATGTGAAAATGACACATTTCATATGGCAGGGGTTGCTGCAAAATCCAATGTGACGCGTGGTGTTCCAAGAATAGAAGAAATCCTCAGGTTGACAGATAATCCAAAGAATCCATCATTGACGATTCATTTGAAGCCGATAGATGAATTGGATAAGGATAGAGCAACCGTATATGCGAATATGTTAGAACATACAAGATTGGTAGATGTAGTGAAATCCATTCAAATATGTTTTGACCCATTGGAGAGGTCGTCTTTTATGGAGGAGGATAAGGCAATCATTGACCAATACTATGAATTCGAAGATATGTTGCGCGACTGTATGGAAGATGATACGAGCCAAACACAAAAATCGAAATGGATTATTCGCATGGAATTAGACGCTGAAACATTATTAGATAAGAATATTACGATGGACGACGTTCATTTTGCTATTAAAAATGTGAATCCAGATATTCATTGTGTATATTCAGATTACAATGATTCGAATTTAGTGTTTAGGATACGAATGAATAGCGACTCTTTTAAGAAGAAGAAGGGCGCGACATTCACATTGGATCAAAGTGACGAAATCTATCTCTTGAAGAATTTTCAAGACAACTTGCTCTATAATATTGTGTTAAGAGGCGTTCATGGCATTGACAATGTATTGCCTCGAAAAGTTCAGAATATGGTTGTCAAGGAAGAAGGTAAGTATGTGAGGAAAGATATTTGGCTATTGGATACAACAGGAACAAACTTGCTGGATGTTTTAGGAACAGATTTCATTGACTCCACGAGAACATATGGAAATGATATTCAAGAGATATTCGATATACTGGGTATTGAAGCGGCTAGACAAATCATATTCAATGAGTTTGTAGAAGTGATGGAATTCAGTGATGTCTATATTAACTATCACCACTTGTCATTATTATGTGATAGAATGACTGTAACACAAAAGATGGTTGCTATATTTAGATCGGGGTTACATAATGACAATATTGGACCTATTGCGAAAGCGACGTTTGAAGTACATACAGAAATATTATTGAACGCTGCAAGACATGCTGATTTTGATGAAATGCGGGGTGTATCGGCAAATGTCATGTGTGGTCAACATGGTTATTATGGAACAGGCGCATTTAATGTGATATTAGATATGAAGGAGATAACAAAATTTGCGGATACAACAGTGACTATTAAAGACGACGATAAAGAAATAGAACGCATGTTTGGAAAAATGGAAGATAACACACAAACATGTGCAACAAATTCGATCATCATTCGAAATAATATTTCGGCAATTCAGACGACGGTATCTGAATTATGCCAAGACAATTATGATATGGGGTTTTAGGCGCATATAGTAACAAACAAAAATATATTATGATATATAAAATGAAATATAATAATATAGTATCTATTTTTTTATTGATATTGGCAATTGTTATATCGCAATCAGTTCATATGTATACACATCGAAAAATCATAGAAGGATGGTGGGGGTGGTTTAATTGGGGTAGATGGAGACGGGATAGAGAGAGACAAGAAAGAGCTAGACGAAAACGTGAAGCAGATATGAGAGCTGCTGCAGAAGCAGCAGAAGCAGCCCTTAGAAACCGATTTAGAAGTGATTCACCATTTGTGAATTTATTAGGACAAGCTTATCTAGATAGTAGAACTGGGGAAAATGAAAAAGTATTTAATGAAGCATCTGAAGTGTATAATTCTATAAGTAGTACAATCATATGTCAAAATGATACGGATGTTTCAGAAATAATTAAGAAAACAGCAGACATGTTAAATAATCCAAGTAAACAAAATACTACAAAGGTATATTTTTTATCAGAAACCATTAGTAAAGCATTTAGTATTATAAAAACAAAGGAGAAAAATTTTTTAATTGTACATTATAAATTAACAATAGTAGATGATGATACTGTAAAAGACAAATATAAAAAAATTCAGTCATTATTGGCTTTAGCAGAAATATCAAACATCAATACAACATCTGCAGAAGCATATCCTGGTCGCGATGCGTTTAATGATATTTCAACACCAATTATTACTGAAGCAAGAAATATAGTAAATGAATTTATGAATATTATGAAGGCGAAGACTTGAAATGGCACGTACATAAATGGTGTATTTCAAATGAATACTTGTATATATTCAATCGTATAACGAACGCAAAATAAAAAAGATTATGAAGAAAAATATAGTACAAACTGTTGAATAGATGATGGCGAAAAGTAAAAATAAAAATGATATTCTAAATGAAAATATAACAGTATTATAATGAAACGCCATATATTTATTATAATACTCGCAATAATTACAATAACAACATTCTATATATCATATAGTACTATTAAAGAATCAATTGATGAATCATCAATACCCGATAATAATGTAATTGTCATTGATAGTAACAAAACATTGAGAGATTTTTTAGGAAAAATGCGATTTATATGTAATTTAGATGAAAACAGTATTTATAATAATATAAAACCTAGTATTTGCTATAAAATAAATAGATTACAATTTTATTTTAGCCAAGTAAAAGATTTTTTGGACAATAAAACAGAAGAAGAAATTATGTCAACATATGGCTATGTAGACGACCGTATGGAAATTCCAACAACTGGTGAAAAAGCTGGAATGCCGCCACCAATACCGATCATTGGTTCAAATGCTGACCATAATATTCTCATTAAATTAAGTGTATATATGAAAATATTAAAACCATATAGTGATCGTTTGATATGGCAGCAAAATGATTCGGCAAATCCACCAAGCGTCACTAGTGCGTGTAGTTATAATACACCTCAGTATATTGCCCTTGTAAAATCAGCAAAAAAAATTCTTGAAAATATTAAAACTTTATTAAATCACTTTCAATATCAAATTGATAATAGCAAAACAATTGCTTATGGTGACGGAGCAGATACTGGAACTGGTAATCTTCCTAGTACTAAATAATAAATTTACATCATTTCTTTTTTGTCAATTTATGTAACAATAGAATTACAAGACCGACAAGAAGAATATTACTTTTTTTTGGTGTGGGTCGATTTGGTGGCATTGGTACTTGATACATCTCTTATATGATAAGATATGTATTTGTTCAATTATAATTCAATTTTGTCAAAATATGTTTCTAAGGACATTATTGATTCAGGGGTTCCATTTGCGAATAATTGCGTTATTTCAGATGATGACGATTTTAATGTAGGTTTTATTACATTATATTGTGGTAAATAATTGCCAGGACTATCTGGTTCTGTTGAAACTCGTATAAAAAAATACTCTCTTGCCTTATCGGTGGGTGGGTCAGAGAGTTTTAACCAATTCGTTGTATTTGCTAGATTTTTCAACCTCTTTTGATGAAACAATATGATTGGCAATGAGAACTGTGTAGATAATATCCAATAGTCTAAATTAGTTAAAAAGTATACTTCTGAAGCAATCGCTGTTTGTAACGTATATTTATCGCGAAGAATATCATCTACCATATCTCGCTTACCTTGCTTTCTCAAAATGCCCAATATTTTGGTTTGATATTTACTCATATATTTTTCATATTCGATCGCTAGTTTGCTTTTTACTTGCTCCACAGTCATTTGAACATTATAAACAATATTATAAATATAAATAATAGGATAATAACTACATTTGACGGATGAATGTAATTCGGTTTCTGTTGCGTTTTTTGGAAAAAAGGCTTTCCATTCAGAAATGGTTTTACCAATAATAGGAATCGTGCGACGAATACATTCTATCCCGAACTTGTCTTGTATTTCCTCTTTTGTATTATCAGAAATCACAATTTTCTGTTGTTCATCTAAGGATACTTCGTTACTATATTTTTGAGTTATTATTGGATTTGCTGTTTCATATGTTATTTTGGTCGTTTTACCGTGTTCATATGGTTCAATACTTTTGAAATAATCAGAAGTTAATAAAGATTCTAACATGATCATTTCATCTTCATTTATTTTATATTCTGTATTTGTTATATTCAAATACATTTTTGTGTCCATCATAAAGAGTTGAATACGCTTGTATCGGATTAGTTCATCCGCTATTCTTGAAAAATAGATTAAATTATTATTTAATCCACTGATGAGATGTTTTTCTGGTAATATAATTTGATATTCGCCTGAAGTGCGAAGAACACAGTATTTTTTGTCGGTAGGGTTTGAAAAACAATCTGTGATTTCATCTAATGCTAATAAAGTTGCTTCATCGAATTGTTGAAATAGGATGGTATCTCTCGATATTTTTCGAATGATTCTTTCTACTGTATTCAATTTTGATTTATATAGATATCTCGGGTTCTCAATAATCTCAGTTATCTGTTGTTTATATTGCTTATTTTTCATTTGATTCAGTAATCCGCGAATAGTGGTTCTAAACGCACTATAAAATTGCGTTTCTAAAGAAATCATTTTGATTGTATTTACTCGGACTTCATCTTGTTGTTTCGTTTGAGCAAATACTTTGTCTGCAATAATATAGTTCTCATCATTTATTACAGGTATTCCATCGGGTTCTATGTTCTCAGTTGGATTCGATAACATAATAAATTGATTTGTCTCTGTTAATATTCCAACTATAAGACCATCTTCCATTATTTTCACTTTCGGTCTACAAAGAATCTCGCCTTTTGATATACTATGTATTTTTCTTAATCTGTCTCTAGTAGTAATATAGTCATTCCACAGTGTATCATCGTCCATAAAAAGAACAGGAATATCTGGCATTTGAGAGGAAGGATAACATGGTATAAAAATACCATCATCTTTTGCTCTGATCCAAAACCCGATGGTTTTACCTTGATAGTTGAGAACCTGATTTTTTATTTCAAACGCATATTTTAATAATATCAAATATAATGTTTCTGCGGGTAGTGGTCTCTTAAATTTATAGATGCGTGGCATACTTGATTGAGGAGCACAGAATTTTTTGATAGAATTTCTGATGATTTGGAGAACCTCTTTGATATTGTCAACGGACTTGTCTTCTAAAAATGTCTTTTTTATAACCAGCTCTTTTTTTACGACCACGTTTTCATTTGTAGTTTTTTGATTTTTCTTATTAAATACATTTTGCTGAAGTGTTTCAATATTATACATGAATAAATATATTGGCTCATAATAATTGTCATGTTTCAATAAAACGACCGTTTCTTTTCTTATGTCATATAATACTGACGAATATACTGATGTAGGACACAATAATTCAATATCGTCTGTAATATCGACTTCGCGTATCTTAAGAATAGCCAAGTTACATCCTGTTTGAAATAAATTCGGATTTGGAGAACATACAATGTCCCATAAATAGGTGTGATCAATATACGATTCTTTATTTTTTAAAAACTCTATAAAGTTCTCGTAAGCCGCAATTGCTTCATTAATAAATTCAATATGTGTTTCATTTGACATGTCTAGCTTTTTTATAAATGCCGATTCTTCATATTTTGTAGGATCTATTTTATCTACATCATATATTTTGGGTTTAAAAATAGAAAGGAGAGAACCATTATGATAGTTTACAAATAGGTCAATCGTCACTGCTTGCGCAATTATATTACACATTTCTTCAATGGACGGTACAGTAGCTATTCGTTTTTTATAGGCATATAAATCAGCCATGCAAGCAATAAACGATTTGTTTGCGGAATTTTCTACACCATATCTTAGTAAAGTAGTGGTTGATTGATCATTTTTTAAGTACTTGTTATTGTCTGGATTTACAGATAGTGAATTATCTGTCTGTAGAAAAAGTTGAACCGCCATTGGTAAGAATCCCCATCGTTTTTGAGGAATAGGATATCTGCGTATTTCATATACATATTCTTCTTGTTTTGCGTTCTTTGGTCGTTTTTCTTTTTTTGTATATTCATCAGGTTGCTTAAGACATTCATTGCGTCGGTCAACTTGTCCTTTTGAATCCCATTCTTTTTTAAAACAGCATGGAAGACATAATCCTTTTGGATGTAATGAACCTTCTAGGAACCCTGGAGTATTTTCTTTATAGGATCCATCTGGACCATGATGTTGTATATTATGATTGAATTCATATACATAATGTCCTTTTTTCACTGTTTTTTCACCCTTTGGAATCACTTTGCCGCATTTACCTGCTTTTACATCTGCTTCTGAAATAGATGTATTTGTTTTCAAACACCAGAATCGCGGACATATATACCAATTCTTTTTATTTGGGTCTGAACCGTATTCAAGAGCATGATTATATGATTTTGAGTTGCTGGCTTTATCGTTCTCGTCTATTTTGTTTTTTTCTTCTTGTGATAAAATAACGGGTTGTCGTTGTCGACTGGCTTGACATAATGTAGAATATGCGCTGAATTTACCATCATCTTCGGATAAAAATAAGGTTGGTTCTTTCTTTTTTAATTTACTTAAAAAAATATTATTGTTGCTGTCTTTCAATAACATACCATCTAATTGTTTTTCTTTTATCTTATCTTCTTGAGAACCACCTTTTTCTATCGATTTACTGTTACTGCTGTCTTCTTCCTCAGGAGCCATCATAAGACTATTTGCGCTGGATGATTTACTGGTCTTGCGACTGGTCTTGCTGCTGTCTTCCTCAGGTGCCATCATAAGACTATTTGCGCTGGATGATTTACTGGTCTTGCGACTGGTGTTGCTGCTGTCTTCTTCCTCAGGAGCCATCATAAGACTATTTGCGCTGGATGATTTACTTGTCTTACGACTGGTGTTGCTGCTGTATTCCTCGGGTGCCATCATAAGACTATTTGCGCTAGATGATTTACTGGTACTGTCTTGAATCGGTGACAATGACTCGTCTTGAATCGGTGACAATGACTCGTCTTGAATCGGTGACAATGACTCGGCTTGAATCGGTGACAATGACTCGTCTTGAATCGGTGACAATGACTCAGCTTGAATCGGTGACAATGACTCGTCTTGAATCGGTGACAATGACTCAGCTTGAATCGGTGACAATGACTCGTCTTGAATCGGTGATAATAATTCAAAATCTTCTGCGTTCTCATATTCTTTAATATCTTCGATATCATCCGTAATATCTGCAGATTCATATTGTTTTAGATCACCAAACGCAGTACTTTCTACATTACCATCATGGTCCAATTCGTTTATTTGACTTTCGCCTTCGCCCTCTGCTTCACTTAATTCTAATTCTTCATATACATCAGAAAATAATATATCGGAAACAGCAACAGCTTCAATACCTGTAACAATATTATCAAATTTTTCAATAGGCTTGGACTCTGTTTTATCACATAATCGCAAAATACTTTTTTTCAATTTTGAATCTTGACTAATACGCAATAAGGAATCAATATACATTACAATTGCGTCAATATATCCCATATGAATAGATATGGAAATATTATCCATCTCAATGTCACATATAAAAAGATCATCATATGATTTAATGCCCATATTCACTAAAAATCCAGGACTATCGGCAATTTTGATTATATTTGTACGACCAACCATTTGTTCATGATTTCTTATAAATTTTGATAATTTAATGCTTGCTGCTTGGAATGTAATTTCATATTTCTTTGATATCATTTCAGCCATTTCTTTATCCGTTTTATTTTTACCATATAATGACGCAATAAAAATGTCTTCTTCATCCATTTCATTATAGTTCTCAACACGTTTAAAACGCATGGATAACCCTTTATGAATATCATTCTCATTTGTGCCAATTTCAAAAATAGGACTTAAACAATTATTATAATCTGTAATATTAATTTCCTTATCAACTTTTAATGATATGGTATATTTCAAATATTCAATTTCAACATCATTTCTTCGAATATCATTAAATTCTTTCATTTCATATCCATTTTTTCTAAGAAATTCATTCATATGATTTATAATCGGGTTTGCGATAGATTGAATAACACCATTTATTGATTCTATATCAATCGGCTCTTTAAAATTATTTCCGGAAATGTTTATATCGCCATTATTCTGTATATCAATATAAAAATCGCCGTTCTCGTTTTCAATCGAAAAAGAGATTTGTTTTTTCTTTCCTGTTTCTTTCGCTAATTTTAAAATGGTTCTTGCAGATAAAAATGGTATCTTTGTTCCATATTTAGTTATATCTTCACTATAAAATCTATATATGTTCTCACGACGAAATCCAGGATTGTATTTTATAAAGGGTATTATCTTTGTAGAATGAATATTTTTAAAAATAATATCTAATGGCAGCAAATGTTTAAAATCCGGTTGTATTGTTAGTGAAAAAGCAGAAACACCCTTTGAAATATATGGTAATTCTATTTCCCTCTCATTATATACATTATAAAATAAATCTACCTTTTCATAGGTATCAAACGCAAATTTTGAAGTGATTTTCTTTGACTTTTTTATAAGGTTCTCTCTTTTTAAAAAAAGAGAGTCTTTATCAATCACTTCATATTTTATTAATAATGGATAATATAAAGAAATAATTAATTCAGAATCCAATGCGTTTTCTTCGGCATGTTCGAGAACATCTTCGGCAAAACACACAAAAATAGTATTATCTATAAAATTACCACCATTATTATTCAATAATAATTGGTTCTCAAATGATTCCAATGGGTTATTTGATTTATGTGTATTTTTTGTTGTTTTTAAAATATCATATGGATTCGCTGAAAAAAGCTCATCATGAACCATTCTAAATTTCTTACCAATACTCAATTTATAGTTTGAAGAATTATCGGTTAATCCATCTTGAATCGCAAGTAAATCATCTAATAAGAACCGCGTCTTTGATATATCAACTTTATTGAGAACATTACTTGATATACCCAAATTAATGATTAGTTGCTCAAACTTATTTCTATCAATAAAGCCATCCTTACCGCTTATATTTTCAAAAATACTCTGTAAATTTTTATATGGGTTCTCAATATTACTAAATAAATATAATTCATAATAGGATACAACGAAATCTATTTCCTTTAGAATTTTGTTTTTTATAGTTGCAATAGAATCGTCCTTATGAAAAACGGATTTTGAGAACCTAACCGGAATATCGTTTTCTTCAATAAATGTCTGTTCTTTTTCATTGAATAAATTCTCAGACGCTTCTTCATTGGCTTCTTTTGAAAAAACGATAATTTGCTTTACTTCATTCTCTTTACCCAATAAACAAACTTTATATACAGTATTCATTAGCTACTTATTATGATATATATTTATATTATAATAATTTTTACAACATATTATGTATCATAATATGGATTATCACTTATTTTCATACCACAATACTCTTGTGGTTTACTATTGTAATCGACTGGTTGATGAATACCTGCCGCTTTTGCTTCAGTCAATAAAAATTTAAAGTTCTCCCAGAATTCACTTTTATGACCGATTGATTTTGTCGCAATATGTGACAATTCGTGAATTGCAACAAACATTAACGTATTTTCATCAATTAAATTATTATTGTCTGGCTTCTTTTTATTCAAACAAAAAGCTAACTTCTCACCCTTGTTCTCACTATATGCAGTAAATTCGCTTGTTGGAAGTGTTTCCATGATTTGTTTTGGATTAAATCCATCGTGAAGTCGTAATACATTGTCCTTGGTTGGATATTTTTTAAAAACATATTCGACGAGCGTTTTACATTTTTCGGTTGTTTTTGCAAGAAGATCTGCCGCTGCAGAAACCTCTTTTCTATCGCGAACACAATATTTATTTCCATCCACGCTAGATATAACGCATTTCAAATCAATCGTATCTTTATTTGCTAAATACATATAAATGCCTACAAATAATATTCCTAGAATAATAATGTAGCCAAATATTTCTGAACGACTCATATATATTTACGAATTATAATATTATAATCAGGATTAGTTATTTATCCAATCGTACATTGTTCCTTTACTTTATCGATTCTAGGTACATGTTCTCCAAATAAACAAACCACCATTGTTTCCTTCTTGAAATATTTTGTAATAATATTATTTACTTGCTGTTTTGTAATAGGCTCATAATATTTCTTATATAGTTGTTCCATTGGTGTAAACTGCGAGTTACCATAGATGAAATGTTCTAATCCATTATACTCACATTGAGATTCCGCGTTCTCCATTTTTATTGCCATTTTTCCTTTCAAAAACCCTTTTGCAAAAGTCAACTCTTCTTGAGTAATTCCGCGTTTTTTCAAATCTTTCAATATATGTATTACTAATGGTAATACACCAGGTTTATCGCCATTCGTAATGACTTTTGTATGATCAGTCATTGTTTGTAATGTAATCTCGCCCATATGTGCATAATATGTATAATAGCATGAAGTCGTATAAGTGAGACCGTGTTTTTCGCGTAATAAGGAAAACATACGGCTTGACATTGACCCGCCAATAATATGGGTTAATAAAGCAATAATATGCTTATCATTATCTGTATAGGAACACGTTCTAAAAGAAACAGATAAATGCGTTGCTTTCACCCCTTGTTTCTTTTGAATATTGTATTCTGTTTTTGACTGTAAGTCTATTTGGTAAGACGGATTAGCTATAAATGGGTTTGCTGCTTTCATAAAAAAAGAAGACGAAACCATTTTTTTTATGCTACTAAATGATATATTTGATGTAATAGACAAACACATATTATGTGGTTTATAATACTTATCATACATTTGAACAGCTGTATCATAATCTAAATGATTTTTTGCTTGATGAAATAATAAATCATCAATCGGTCTTGAGAACATACTGCCTGAATACAAATATTTATCCTTCATTTTTGCAATATGAAACTCTGGACTATTCTCTTGACGAATCATTTCTTCCATGATAACATGTTTTTCTAATTCATAATCTGCCCGGTTGAACTCAGAATTCATCAATATGTCTGAGAGAACATGAATACATTTTGATATATAATCATCATTACATTTGATTACATAAAATGTGTATTCTTTGGTAGTGAAAGCGTTAAAATATGCGCCTATACCGTCATATGTTCTCATAATGTCCTTTGTATTCTCCAATTTGCGCGTTCCTTTGAAACACATATGTTCAATAAAATGTACAATACCTTCTTGGGGTTCATATATAGATCCAAATTTTACAAAACATATTATAGATGTTAGCGGTAAATGATTACTCGGTTTTTCATATATCGTTCTGAAACCGTTTTTATATTCATGTGTTTGTATTTCTGAACTCATATATAATAATATTACATTATTATTATATTTGCGATTTGTGATCAACAATCGATTAACGAGAACTGGCACCAACTTCAAGAGGAACACGACCTAGATCGGGTTCAATTGTGCTCTGGTTCCATGGTCCAATAGTTGTCTTTGGAATAATGGGGTCAGAGCGTTCTTGAAGATTGGCGTTCTTAAGGGTTTGACCAATAGTATCAAGCCCAATATGATATCCTGCTTGAAGAAGGTCAGGAGCAGCAATGTTTCCTTGAGAAACAGGGTTTAATGCAGCCCATTGACTATTTTGGTCTTGGGGTAATAGGTCTTGCGGGTTCGTGCTAGCTTTCATGCTATATCCAGTGGTTATATCAGATGATGGCACAACTGCTGGTGTAGTTGTTGTGCTTGTTTGAGAAACAATAGGGGCATTTTGTGCGCCGGTCTCCATACTGTCAACCCTTAATGTTTTAGCGCCGGAATAAGACAATAGACCCCATGCTAAAATAAGAAATACAACTAAAATAATTAATCTTTCAGTTGTAAAAAATTTGGAAAACCCGCGTGTAAAGCTATTTAACATTTGTCTTTATATAAACGGTGGATAAAATTATTTTCAGATTACGATTATTTATAATGATTTTTTGCTAAAAACAATTCTATGTTATTCGTCTTTATCTTCTTCTTCTTCTTCGGATTCAGAATCGGACCCAGATTCGGATTCACTGCTATCTATGATATCATCCAACATGTATGTGTTTTTAATACGTTTTGCCTCTAAATATGCAGAAAGTGCTAAATCTCTTGCTATTTTTGCCTTTTCTCTAGCCTCGTGATACATTTTATAATAAACGTCATTGCGCTGTTTAATGGAAACTGTCTCTGTTTCTGGCATTTCGTCTAAATTAAAATCGACTTCTTGTAATTCAACACCTGTATTTTCTGTATTTATTTTTATACTATCTACGTTTTCAACAGGTAATTCAGTAATAACTTTTTCTTGGTTTTCAAATGAATCGATCGCTTCATCTTTTCCTAAATCATCGGCAATTATAAAAGGGTCTGATTCTGACTCATGCTGCTGACGTTTATCTTGAGTTTTTGAGTTCTCTCCATTATCACGTTCATGTTCACGTTCATGATGATGACCATGTGCACGTTCATCTTGGATAGGTTTCTTTTTCAAAATACATGTGTTGAATAAATCAGTCGGTCTAATAACCATCATTTGTTTCATTTCAATATCTATTTGAAAACTTCTTGCAGAACATCTGATACCTTGAACTTCCAAAATAACCATTACCTGTGTGCCATCTTTAACATCCTCATATGGAATGTCGTTCTCATCCTCGTCATAAATCTTTATTAACGGTTTTCCTAAACGATTAGGAATATTTGTTCGAACAATATATGATCTACCCGATTTATATATTTTGATAGGTGATGTAAATGAATTTTCAATGTCCGACATTTCTAGCTCTGTTTGAAACCATTTTTCGCGATTGGTATAGATCATTTTATGAGAATTATTCTCTAAATTTTCTATCCATCGTATAAAGTTCTCATTTTCTTGTTGAAACACTAAATCGCAATACATACGTTTTCCTGTCTTTGTTACCATCTGTTTAATACTACATTTTGGTGGTTGGATATATAATGGTTTTTCGTTTATCGAATATTTACTAATAAATGCGCCAGTAGTCGATGAAATTGGCTTACTTATATGTAACTCATTAAAATTAAATTTATCATTTGTCTCGTATATTTGGTCCATTATAGCATAGCAAAATAGATTTTATTCCTTTACTTTAACGAACTTGAAAGGTTGATTTTTATATGCGTTCTTATATTATGAATCAAATATGGTAAAAATATATGAAAAATTTGCGAGATACATGTATTGAGTACTTTAAAAATGAAAATACGAAAAGAGATGTGAAAGAAATGATGAAACCGATATTTAGTATGATTTATAATGAAGTCTATATTTACATATGGATAATTGCTATTTATAATATATTTTTTATCATTATGATTTTAGCGATGTTCTTTATTCTACTTAAATTACTGAATAAACATAAATTGAAGGAAAGTATTTTAGCACAATTATTACATAATTGACATTGACATTGTGAATCATTCATACCAGCGAAGATTTGAAGGGGGGGGGGGCATTTTATTTATTCAAGGGTATAAATCTTCATTGGTAGAATAAAATATTACAGTAATATATAATGTCTTGTAATAAAGTTGGCGGTAAACGATCTAAAAAAGGCGGAAGTGGAGCGAGTGGATACGGTCAGCATGTTTGGGGAAATGGCGCTCAACAGCATTCCATTAGTTCTGATACTAATGTTATTGCTGTTACAAATGATCCAGCAAAATATACTGGTGGCGATTTAACAACAATCGGTGTTCCTGCAGTATTAATTGCCGCAAATCAGATATACAAACCAAATAGAACAAATAAATATGGTAAAGGTAAAAAAATGTATAGAACAAATAAAAGATATGGTAAATCGATGAGGATGCGCGGAGGCGGTGACCTTGACGCAATGATGAAGCAAACATCTGATATGATGAATAAAATGGGTCCAACAACCATGCCTGCTGTTGTGAATAGCAACGCAGCGCCACCAGCAATACCAAGTAATGTTCAAGTATTTGGTGGTAATGTTAAACAAACTGGAGCAGGTATAATAACAGATATTGCTGTCCCTGCAGTATTATTGACAGCGAATCACCTATATAAAAGAAAAACAGGAAAGAAGTCTAAACGTAGTCGCAGAGTTACATTTAGGCGAAGATATAGGCGATAAATATAGTGACAATAAAGTTTTTTATTTATTCAATAAATAAAAAACGTGAATAAATAAAAAACGTGAATAAATAAAAAACGTGAATAAATAAAAAACGTGAATAAATAAAAAACGAAGGATTGGGTATAGAGATATGTCAGACATTGTCGAAACGGGTAATCAACGAGCCAAATTTGTAGAAAATATTCAAAAATGGGTTATGTTTGATAGTCAAATTAAATTGATTAATGAAAAAGTAAAAAAGGCTAGAGAAACAAAAAATCAATTGTTGGAAGAAATAAATGCTTATGTAAGCGAGAACAATATTGAGAATACGAAAATAGAAATATCTGATGGAGAACTTCGATTCTATGAAAAAAAAGAATATCAACCCATTACTTTTGGATACGTTCAAGATAGTTTAGGTAAAATTATTAGTGATAAAAAACAGGTGGATTTTATTATGAACTTTTTAAGAGAGAACCGCGAAGTGAGTGTTTCAAAAGATATTCGGCGTAATTATAAAAATCGTTCTGCGTCGTTCTCGTGAATATGTATGAATTATATATAATGACTGACCTGATGATCTTTGAAAATATAGGAGGGACTATGGATAATGGTGGTGAATCTTCTTTAGATAATGGTAATAATAGAGAACCTTTGGTTATTGGTACAGAACCTCTTGTTATTGGTGGAACCTCTGTATCGTCTATGTTGAAAAAAAATAAGAATATACTTGATGTCGAAGGTGCGTTATTTACACGATTCAACAATTTAGTTGTTCCTATAGGATTACAATTATATCCTATTGGAATAGATGACGATAAAGAGTATATACATGAAAATATGGATGAACATGCGATTGATTCAAAAAGATTTGATCAACTATTTTATTCGGTCGGAAAAGATTTAGGAATTTCGAATTCGAGAACATATAAAAATAGAACTATGAAAAATCCAACAAAATAGTATATGGATTCATTAATTGTTGTCACTATTTTATTTAGAGTTATTTTTTTATTTGCTGGGTTGTTTCTATTTTATAAGTTTTTGAATTATATCGGATTTAATACAAGTATGGTTGTATTATCTGTTGTATTACACTTTTTAGGCGGATATTTAATGTTCTTTTCATAGATTTCATTTTGTATAAATATCTTTGTATATTTATATAATAATATGGAAAAATCATCTGAAACTAAACCTTCTTCAATTTTCGATATTTTCCCAAAAGAATCCACAAAAGAACCAGCAACACAACCAGCAACACAACCAGCAACACAACCAGCAACACAACCAGAAACATCATCAGCAGAAACACCATCAGGAGGCGGTAAAAGAAAAACAAAAAAAACCAAGAAATCAAAAAAATCCAAGAAATCCAAGGCTAAGAAGAGTCGCAAGTCTAAGAAATCGCGCAAATAAATGATTACTTATACGTAATATAAATAATCATTCATACAAACCTATTCAATATCTAACTAAAGTCAGACCATTCTTTCTTATTAAAAGAATTCACTATTAAAAATTTATCAGCGTTCTTTTTCCATATATCCATCTTTGTGCGCAATGCTCTGTCTGTTGCAGATTCCGGCAATTTATCTTCAATGTTTGCGCTCATTAATGCCTTCTCTTTATCAGTAGGATCGGGTTTTTTACCATAACAGTTTACACCAAAACGTACATTCTTGTTCTTTATATATCCTCCATTTATTCCTGGTCTACCACATGCATTCTTTGCCCTGTCTGTTTTTTGTAATTTATTCCATGTATCTTTTTGCGTTGGAAACAGAGCGAGTTGTCCATCACTCCATCCATAATTACACCATTCACCACCATCATTATACGCTGCTTCCACTTGGTCATAATTCGCTAGTTTAGCCCCATAAATCGAACAAACAGATTGCGCCTCATCATATGTATACAAATTATTACGTATATTAAAGACTTCATTTCCTGAGCTATCTTTAGGTTTAGATGTTGAATTAGTACTAGAAATAGTATTAGTGATTGAATTAGTCGTTACAGGTTTAACGGTTTCAGCCGGTTTATCAACCCAATCAATCATCTCATTTAATAATGATAATAGATTAATCTTTAATATATATTTAAAAAAGTCGATGATTAATACTACTACAAAAAGCAATATAGCGATTGTTTCAATTATCATAATACTGACTGGTTTTGACGCACGATCCATCGGAATACGTATTAAATAAATAATACCGTAAAACACCGCAAGAAAAACAACTATCGTAACAATAGAATACGGATTATCTCCAAAATCTTTAAAGCTTGTTAGTGCGTCAGCAAATTTAGATCCAATATCTTCTACTTTTGTATTTGCAATATAACTTATTATAAATAATAACACAAATAAAAATATAATACCATCTAATATTCTTACTATACGCAATGGATTGTTTTCGCTACTACCATTACTACTACTTCTATTAAAAAATATACCTAAAATGAAATAAATAATAAAATATATTGCTAAAAACCAAACGACTAATACGACACCAGATTGTGAAAATATATTTGTCATTGGTGCTGTTGTTGAAACTGGTACTGTTTTCATTGGTGACGTGGTTGTTTGAGCCGGCGTGGTTGTTTGAGCCGGTGCTGTTGTTGTTTGAGATGGTGCTGTTGTTGTTTGAGCCGGTGCTGTTGTTGTTTGAGATGGTGCTGTTGTTGTTTGAGCTGGTGCTGTTATTGTCATATATTTATATATATAAACTTAGTTATTTTTTCTATAGAATAAACAATATGCCATAGGTGATATTATTATATTTGGATCTGGAACTAGTTCAACAACATCGTCATTGTAATGAACCCATTGACCAGAAACATTTTTTACAAATGATGTATAGTGTCCACCAGATACACCCCCCATATGATTACATACCCCAAATAAATCATATACATAACTTTTTGGGTTATACCCCTTGATATATTTTGATAAGTTGAGATTTGCTAACGGAAATTGAATGACATTATTTATTTTTTGACTTCCATCTGGCGAGAACCTTTTTAACGTTATCACTAGAATTTTTGGAAAACTCCAGAAACAGGCCCCCTTCATAATATCTTCTTTTAGACCAGTAGTTTCATTAAACCACGCATTTTCACCAGACATTGGTTCAGGTGTTACAAATAAATCAAAACAATCATATAATGTTGGGCATATATTGGTCCCTTTGAATATTTGTAAATCGAGAACAAAAAAGTGTTCTGGTTTTAAAGAATACGTCGTTTTATTATTGATACATGAAATAGATGTAACATATACACCATAAAATAAATCCATTATTTCCGAATACTCTTTTGAATATACCGACTGTAATAATTCATAACATGAAATAGCCAATCTGTCGGTTTGGTTCTCGGGTGTACCATTAATCTTCATAGTTATTTTTCTAGAAATACTATTATGAAAACATTCAACCAAGAATAATAAAAACTCGGTAATGTCGTTTTGTAACCAACCTGTAAAAATATCGCGGTCTTTTTTTTGCGCTATTTGATGAACAGTATGAACAAATTTATTTGGCGAAATCGTTCCATTTCCCGACCACATAAGTTCTCGCAATTCATTCCATTCTTTTAAAATAATAGAGTCGTCTATATTATTTTTTATTTGATTCGATTTATTTTTTGTATCCGTTAAAATATGAATCTCATATGTATGATTGAGAACCTGTAAACATGAATTCAAAAAACACGTGTTTCCTAAATTCGCTAATCCTACAAACCCTTTATTTTCATATTTTGAAATATCTATATTTATATTCATGTATAATAAATATAAACAATAGCTTTATATTATATTAGAATGGATATTTCAGGCAATCTTGGTGATGTGATCTATCAATATAATAAAAATATGCGCGATTACAATGATAATATGCGAATCTATTTAGAAATAATTTCTGATAGAGAACGGGCGCAAAATCGTTCTCTATATCGCGGTGATTATGCGTATTATTTTAGACAGCCTGCAGCAAGAACCACAACAGCAAGTGAAATATTTTCTACATTATTTCCTGCAACTAGAAGAAATACGACTGCGCTACAAGATGTAGTTGTTCGACCAACACAACAACAAATATTGTTTGCAACGGAAACGATACGATTTAATGAAAGCGTAGCAAATAACAATACGAGTTGTCCTATTACATTAGAACCATTTGTAACAGGTGATCAAGTATGTAGAATAAAATATTGTTCTCATTTATTTAAACAATCAGCACTAAATGATTGGTTCAGACGAAATGTTCGATGTCCTGTTTGTAGATACGATATTCGTGATTATGTTGAAGTCGAAGAGGTAAATCTTGAACATGATGACGAGTATGATGTCGATGGTGATGTCGAGAATGAATACTCGGAAATAATATCAGAGTTATTGAATGAACACGCACAGCAAAATCAAATACAAAACCAAGGTCAAAACCAAATACAACAACAAAACCAAAACCAAGGTCAAAACCAAAATCAAGGTCAAATACAACAACAAAACCAAGGTCAAGGTCAAAACCAACAATCCAATACTAGAGCTGATTTGACATCTACTTTGACGAATGTATTGCGCGGATTTATCAATAATGAATTATCGAATTTGCCTCCTAGGTTAAACAATGCTGCGTCTGAATTATTATATACATTTGATATACCATTATCATTGGATATTTCTGGTAATTTACGTGTTTGATTCTTATATACCTTTCGTGTTTGATCGATTCTTATATACCTTTCGTGTTTGATTGATTCTTATATACCTTTCGTGTTTGATTCTTATATGTTTTTATTCTACCATATTTACAATGCTGGCGTTGCGAGAACCCGCGAGGTCGATTACAATTGATACTTTGTTTGTATTTTATGGACCATCTTCTTTTCCTATTCATTGTTCTCGGTTTCATTATATAATGTAAATATAAATTATTTAGAGTCAATATAAGAGTATTATATAATGAAATATATAATAAACATTATAACTTTTGTAAAAAATATATTACCGAAGGAATTGCCAAAACCGATTGGTAGATGGAAAATAGAAGATTGTAATAAAAAAATGAATTCTAAGATTGATTTATCAAATGAAGATCATTGTGGTCCATGTGGCCAATATGCATTAACAAAACTACAAGTAAAAGATATAATAAAAACAAAACCAAACCAAAAATAACTAAAAACAAAAATATAACCAAATCTCTATATAATGTAATGTATCATACAATATATATGATACATTATATCGATTATTTGGCGAACAAAATTTGATACGCATACAAATAATCAATACGTTTATTTTCTATTGAAGCATTCAGAAATCGTCTGAATTCCATTTTGTTGATTGAATATTTTGGTCAAACATTTATTAAATAACAATACTTTAATTTTTGCCGATGTATATTTCTCCTTCTTTTTCATGAATGATTCCAAATCACCGTCGGTTTCAGAGTTCATTCTTTCAATGTCTTTTTTGAAAGACTTGATTTCCGAACCTTTATTCTGTGATTCCCATACTTGTTCTATGGCTAATCCGAACAACTGTTGAAGCGGTTTCATCAACTGATTTGTAATATAATATGTATAATCAATCTTCAGTTTGTTCTCTATAATAAATTCCGGCGTTTCTATCTTATCCCCTTGAAGCTTAGACCCATTATTCACTATAAACAAATATTTGATTCGATCGCCTGGCTTTGGTTTATTACCCGGATCTCTTTGTCCTATGCGGTCCGCCAATACGCGATGAGCAATCTGTAGTGGATTCTTATAATCGCTTCGCAGTGATTTTGTAATCGCCAATTTATCCATGGATATTTTGCCTTGTATCAATTCGTTTAACGAATTATTCAAAAAGTCGATTGCTGGCTGAATATTTGAATTGTTCATCAAACAATCCAAAACACCTCCATATACATCTTTTACCAAATCGCAATTATCACGTCTCTTTAAAACCAATCCCATATATTTGAGCTTGCCCTTATTTGGGTCTTCTTCGTACAACATACCCACATAACGTTTCTTTGACAGTAACAAAAACGGCATCAACGTTTTCTCATAAGCTAGACCCATCGGGGGTTTCAAATAGCTGGTACACAAATTCGCGGCGTCTTGTGCGATTTCAATCGTCATTTCTAATGCAGGTTTCCCTCGGATTTTCTCGCCAGTCTCTGGATGTTCCAAGTTGAAGGTGAAGAATACTGAATCAGTGTTGTGAACGATCAGATTACCTACTCCTGCTGCAAAATGGTGGTTTTCTGTTGTCAAGTCATAAACATAACCTTCATACTCAATCTGGGCCATTGAAGCAATTGTTTCTACTGTTGGAGAATCATTTATTTTACATGCTAATAGAGGTGATCCTATACAACAGTCATTTGGACTAATTTCCAAACCTTCTGGTGTTAGAAGCGAATGATCATCTGTTACGACAATCTCGCTTCCTTGGTTAGTATGTATTTGTATCATCTTTTTATGAGAAGCCAGTGTATGGCGAATAATACGGCACACGTTTGTCCACCCTTTCTCTGTCCAAATATCTATATTGTTTAATTCGCAAAATTCTTTCTCTTGTTTTCCTGGTTCTTTACATGTAATCCATTTGTTGTTACCATATTTTTCAGCCAAATTATCTATTTGTAATATTTCGGGTATTCCATTCACTCTTACAGTTACTGGTGTATAGTTTGCAACACTGTCCCCGTACACATATTCCGCTCTACATTTTACAGGACCGTGAGCAACGGTTTCATACACTCGATCGCCATATACTTCTTCGATAATTCGTTTTGCATAAATAATCATCATTCTTCCAGTAGCGGTTGTTGAAGCCGCAACATCTTGTTCAAAGAACGTCGATGTTCTTGCGCCACACTGACCATATAGAGAGTTTGCTGTTACTTTATAACCAAGTTGTCGTTTATCCAATATATTCTGCATGAATGGATCTGGTTCTGACTTTGCTTTTTTTCGAGTGTTGGCTCTTGCGTCTAATAGTTCTTCCAAGATAGAAGGCATAATCGACTTTTTATTATCCGGCAATTGCGCCCATCGGCATATTTTCTTTCCCACTTTGGTTTTAACCTCTTTTGATTTAGGCCTGCCGACGGGTCGCAAATATTTAAATGTATCAAACTCAATGTTAATATATTCATATCCCGGCAAGTTATCATAAATAAATTTTCCGGTGCGCGGATCTTTTTCGCCCATTTCTTTTATCAAATTTCCCTGTAAATCATACTCTTTTGACCACACTTTACTATCATGAGAATAATTCTGTGATATCATAGATGATGGATATAAAGATGAATAATCAACACAAGCAACCGGATTATCAATATACATTGCGCATTTGGGTGGTAATACAATGGCTCCTTCATATCCATCACCCGAACCCGATTTATCTAAGTCAGGCATTAACGTTTCTTTCTCCCTACATTTCTTCGCTACATAACTAGTGAGCTTAATTCCTTGGCCACGAAATACCAAGTAGCTAATCGGAACACTACAAATTCTAGACATTTCTACATATCCAGTGATCACATCAATCTTGTTCATCAAATGATGAACCAGATTACAATCTTGAATACAATATTTTGCAACAATCGCTTTATCTGCCGATGAACCCTTCGAGAGTCTGAAAATATCTTGTGGTGTAACATCATCCTTCGACATAGCCCATTCGATTGACTTGCAATCGATATCTACCGCACCAGAAATAGTAATGATATTGTATTTATTCATCTGTTCTTTACCCTTGTATTCTTCTTTCACTTCTACACCATATTCGATTGACTCAACCTTGAATTTTTGACCATTGTTATAATAGTCAGAAGAGAATCCGTTGATTTTGATATGTATAAAATCACCAGCGTTTAAACCAGCCAAGTTTTTGCTATATAGTTGCGTTTTTGTTCTATCGTCCGAAATAATCACTTTTTTGATACTGTCACTGATAAACTGTCCAGCTACATCGTCTAACTTGTATGAAGACAGATTGAAATCACGGCGGAAATAGGCATACATATCTATTTGAAGTCTGCCCATCATTTTCGGAAACCGAAGATCATATTCACCGCTAGCGATTTTGATTTTTGTGTTTTCTAATGTAGGTACTTCTATTTCTTTCAATTTGTCATATACGGTTGGTGTAAATCCGATTTGGCGAGATAGTTGTAAGAACTTGGATGCGCAGCCGTTTTCTTGCGCGCGTTGAAACATAAACTCATAATCAAAACCAAATATATTATATCCAATAATAATATCTGGATTCTCTTTTTGAATAAGGTCTGTCCATTGAAGAATTAGATCTTTTTCCGATACAGTTGATTCAATGACCGCGCCTTCAACATTATCACAAGACCCCACAACTAAACAGTGATTTAAATAGGGTTCTTTTTCACCGTATCTCAAAAATGTCGAACCGATAAAGGTAACTTCATCACCTTGAATCGCCGGAAAATTTGCGACCTTAAAGAATTTATTTGTGTATTGGATTTTATCATCTCGAGTATAATCATCTTGTAATAAAACGTCTATAATGGACAACTGTTTGGATTTACGTTTGATGGATACTGCTTCCGTTTTTATAGCATATTCTTCGGCGTCGCTATTCTCATCGTCGTCATCATCGCCTTCTGCTTCTGCTTCTGCTTCTGCTTCTGCATATGTATTTGCGGATTCTTTCATACGTTCGAATAATTTTTCAATGGTTTCTTCCGAACTTTCTATATTATCCGCTGTAATCTTTTCAGAGATAAATTTTTCGGTCATTTTTTTGAGTTCGTCTTTTGATGGCTGGATCTTAGGATATATAATATCGACGTCATTGAATCTATCATATCCGAACGCTGTCATTATGATTTTCTTTAACAATTGCTGAATACGTGATTTGCTTTCTCTCGTATCTTTTAATTGTTTTTGAAAAATATCCACTATATTCGCGGATAATCGTTTATATGTTTTTTTTGGAAGAGGAAAATCGCCATGAGATGAACTGGCTTCAATATCAAAACTACATATTTTATATGGAACAGGCGTCTCTTTTTCCGGCTGCGCCTTTACAAATTTATAAGAACATATATACTCGTATTTACAAGTAGTGGTTTTTCGATCTAGACGTAAGCATTTGTTGGTTTGTATCAAGACCCACCCTGAAGGACTGATATTTTGAATATGAAAATATCTAAGCAATGGCGGAATCGCGCTTTCATATAATATTAATTTAATATTTTCAAAAAACATTGGTTTGGCTTTGCGATTATTGGTTTCACTATCATATTCGTGCCATAAGTTTTTCACTTTATTGAACGCTGCAATATTTGCAAACGTAATTAAACAGAAACGCGACTTTTTTCCTCCAGTGAATCCATACAACTTGCTATAGTCGATCACTTTACAAGACAAAATTGAATCCCCATATGCTTTCACTTTCTGTTTTAAATGCGCCAATAATTTGCTTGCGTTGCTTTGATCCCACTGATCACCGACTTTTATATAGAAGAATGGCTGATAATCAGTAATCGTTATAGAACATGTATCGCCAGATTCATTTAGACCATACATCTGGATATAAAACTCACCTATTTTGATACTCTTTGACTTACTCGTTGAATCCGTATCACTTGAATCGGCATCTGTATGATCAAATATCTGAAAATCAATAAGCCTGAAATATTTTCCGATAGTTTTCTTTACAGTTGAAATTGATATTGAAGTTGTCATTGTATGTTTATATGATATTCTAGTGCTTTCGTTTTTCAATCGATTTTATATGACTATATAAAATCGCGCCGCGGCTCTTTTAGTAAAAAGGAAAATAGGATCTTTTTTTTATTGTTTTTGCACGTGTTTTTTTCCTAAACGTACGCTTATTTGCGGTTTTTGAAACGGTGTTTTTAGTTGCCCAGTTTTTCATATCTATCGCAATGCGGTTCTTGTCGTAATATTCGATCTTTTTATTTGGGTAAATTTTAAAAATAGTAGGATAACCATTCACTTGTAGTGCTGGATATTGAGATTTAAACTGATTTAGTTTGTTTTGCTCTTTTTCTTCAATTTCTATAAACGCAATATTCTTTTTATGAATCATTTGTTTCATCTTTTTCCATTGAGGAGCAAGACTTTGACAGTGCCCACACCAATCTGCATATATCTTACCGATGATTGTTTTCATTATATACTAACTATATATATTTTACTAAACCACCAATCGTAATGTTCAAGGGTGTATATGAAAATATTATTATAATAACCAAAACATGGTTTATATGAAAATATATTTATGTGTATTTTATATATGAAACAAATTACAATAGTATTTTTAATATTTCTTATTTTATCTTTTGCTTCAGGAATATATTTTTGTTCAACTCACGGACCATTTTCCATTGAAGGTTATACAGAATCATTAGATACATCTGTATCTAACGCGGATACGAACTGCCCAGATTTACTCATTAAATCCGGAAACGCAATTCTTTTATATAATAGCAAGTTGCCAGAATCGCCAGGAACAAATCCTCTACCATTCTACAATTTAGACGAATATATCAATTATTTAGAGATACAAAAACGAAAGGGTATCCATTGTCCTGTATTATTCTTACAAGAAGAGGTCAATACACAAGGTAATTCCGTTTACCGCATTCGTCCTGATATTTTTCAACCACAAGGTGGCCTTGCGGCTTCGCAAAACGTTTATAATACAAATACGCCGGTTATTTCGAGAACACCTATTCAAGTGATAGACGCCAATCAAGACAATCCACCATGGAATACTGGTGGATACAATGAATTTGACCCATATGGACAACATGTTGGTGAATATACAACAGTTGACGCAATTCATGACTCCACATACAAAGGTAAAAGTCTAAGTGACAACCCGATGGATGATAATTGGGGTGGAGTTCTTTATACAAAGGACGCTGTAGATTCTGGTAAATATGCAGATAGAGAAGTTATTCCACAGGCTCAAGGACGAGGTTCTCAATTTACAGAAAAAAGTGATAATATTCATAGTGCGAAAGACACTTCTAAAAACAGTATTTTTGACTAATCATATACCTTGTATATATTTGATAATTTGTTCACCACATGTCTTTGGTATTCTCCTTTGCTTTCCTTTTGTTTCATAAGTAATGTTCTCGAAAGTTGCTGTTCCGCTCTTTACTTTTTCAACCATATTTGAGAACCCACCAAAAGATTGGAGAACTGATTTTGCATATACTGAACTTATTCCAGGTATTTGGCATAGCATAATTTCGCTTATATTGTCCTGTGTAATATTATCCTTTTTAACAGTCTTTACTAGACCGCTATATGATTTTTCTGGAATAGGTTCTCTATTTTCTTCTATTATTTCAACTATGTTCTCAGTTGTGTTATCAATAAATCTGTTTTCTGCTGGTTTAGTATTTCTTTCCCTTTGTTCAGTCAAATAAGATGGCAATACACCCTTCATAAAATTGCGGTCTATCTTGTCTGCCATATAGATAAGGACTTCGGCTGTTTCTTGAATGCCGGATGTGCGTATAACAGAGAATCCTTTGAAATAATTTAACGAAGCAATCGCTGAAATAACCAGTTTCTTTTCCATCATGGTTCTCAATGTTGAGAACATTCCTTCAATAATATATACAACATTATGTGACGGAAATCCGCTTGCATGCTTCAATCTATGTGACTGTTCTTCGTAACGTCCATCTTTAATACTAGCTAATAAATCCGCCAGTGTTTTTCTTTCAATAATCATGACATCTTTACCTTCGTCGGTTTTTACTAAAATATCTCCTATATGGAGAACCTGCGTTTCAATTGTGGTATATACTGGATCATTTGACAAGATTTGTTCGCATTTTTCATAAAGACCATGTTCTCGATTATCTATAATTAATCGCATTATAATGAGTTGTACGAATTCTATTCATATTGTTTTGATATGTATTATAAAATAAATATCAACTATTATTTAATAGTGAGCACCGTTAGACCAATAAGGAACAGCAACAGTTGAACCCATAGGCCTAGAGATTCTTACACGAGGATTCTTGGTAATCTGTAGTGTAGGAAGACCGCAGCAGTTGGTGATTCTATCAGTTCCCATGTAAATAGTAGACCACATTGTGCGTCCAACTTGGTAAGGAAATCCGGCTTTCTTGTCGCCGCCTCCTTGGTTTCGGTTAATTGTTTGACTATAGTTTCTTGCTCTACTGGCGCCGTTTGAAAGTCCCATGTATATAATGACTAAATATTTTTTCTCAAACGAATATTAATTAATTTATTCAATGTGCTTAAAAAATTGATGCTATATTATCTATTACTTCTATTTATAAACTATTTATTCAGATGAATTTTAGCGACGACGATATTCGAATTGAGAAAAATGAATCTGGATCAGATATATATATATTTGACCCATACAACCCCCTAAATAAAGAAATTACACAAGACGAAGTTCAAGCGATTTTGTCAAAATACGGCATTGGGTTGTCTATTACGAATTTTAATTTGTATCGTCGTTCTTTTGTTCATAGGTCTTATACGAGACGACCTCAATTAGAAAACGCACAAAACAATATTCAGATTGTTCCTAAACCAGACGATTGTTTGCCACTACATACTAAATCAAATGAGCGACTAGAATTTGTAGGCGATGGTATATTAGAATGTATTACTAAATATTGTTTGTATTGCAGATTTCCTAAAGAGAACGAAGGCTTTATGACAGAGAAGAAAATTGCGCTAGTAAAGAATGAAGCTATTGGCAAATTAGCATATGAAATGGGTCTTCATAAATGGTTTATATTATCAAAGAACGCAGAGTCGAAACAAATCAGAACCAATATGAAAAAATTAGGGTGTTTATTTGAGTCGTTCATCGGTGCAATGTTTTTGGATTTTAATAAAATGTCAGTTACAGATGAAGATGGGTGGTTCAAAAATGTATTTCTGACGGGTCCAGGGTTTCAGATGGTTCAAATATTTATAGAAAATGTATTTGAACGCCATGTAGATTGGATGTCACTTATTCAAAATGACGATAATTATAAGAACATATTACAAGTGCGAATCCAGAAAGAATTCAAGGTTACACCTCATTATATGGAAGTAGTTGAACATAATGGAGATCAGGGTTATCATATGGGTGTATATTTATGTTTAGGACAGCCTGTGTTTGGTCTAGCACATTATCAATCAATACCCTTTTCCAATTTCAAGTCTTTTCAAGAAATACATCATCATATGTCATCAGCAGGAAAGATATTCCTGTTTTTAGGTGAAGGCATTCATAAAATAAAGAAAAAGGCTGAGCAGATTGCTTGTGAAACCGCAATTCAATCCTTAAAAATGTTTTAGATTAGTTTATTTATACATTCACAAATAATAACAATATATTTTTTTACAAATTTAGTAACTATGAGATTAGTTATTATATAATAGTATTATATAGAACTATTATATAACATGGAAAACACAAATGTAAATAGTTCTCTCAGTAATAGTGTCAGAGGTATATTTAATATTACAGAGTTACAACAGCGAAAGGCACCAAAAAAAGAACAAGCATTTATAATAAAACTTCACAAAAAGGGGGTGACGAATGATATTGATGTGGGCGTTGATATTGATGAAGAATCAGAAGAAAACCAACCAAAGCAAGAAAACCAACCAAAGCAAGAAAACCAATCAAAGCAAGAAAACCAATCAAGGCAAGAAAACCAATCAAACGTTCCTACACGTGATAATAAGCAACATGTAATATTCAAAGATAAACGCAAAACTTCTTTAGTAGATAGAGAACTTATTTTAAAACGATTGAAAATGACTATACCTGTGGAAAATAGATTAATTTCGAAAGCACCTGTTATAGAAGCAGAAGCAGAAGCAGAAGCAGAAAAACGTAATCGAAAACAAGTTAGAATTGTTCTTGATGAGGACGCCGAATTAGATGATGAAATAAAACGACTCGCAAATAATGTCGAAGAGGAAAGAATTGCTTCTGCAGTAGACAAAGAATTTGAAAAAACGATTCAAGAAGGTAACGCTGTTAATGATATCGATGGAGACGCACTAATACCTATTGAAGATACTGTAACTCAAAAAGAACAAGAAAAAGAACAAAAAACAGAAAAAGAACAAGAAAAAGAACAACAAGGTCAAGCCAAAGTAAAGAAACCGCGAGGTAAGAAAAAGGTGGTGGCGGATTTTGTCGCGGAAGCCCCCATCGACCTAACGATTGCGAAAATTGGAAAGTCTCTTGTTGTAGACCGCTTGCCAAAAAAACAAAAAATAAAAATGGGTGTTTCCGCATATTATATGAATAATCGAAAACTATTTATTAATCAACTCTCAAAAATGTTGAAACCATACCGCGATAAAATCGCGGAAAACGCAGGCGAAATCTCATGTAAAACAGCAAGAAATGATTCGATCAATTTTGATTTATTATCTCATCAATTAGTTGTTCGCGATTATTTGAATTTATATACACCTTATAGAGGCTTATTGTTGTACCACGGTTTAGGATCTGGGAAATGTCATGCAAAAGGAACACCTATTATTATGTCAGATGGTAGTATTAAATTAATAGAAGACATTCGTGTGGGTGATTTATTGATGGGCGATGATTCGCAACCTCGTTCTGTATTATCTTTAGCAAGAGGAAGAGATAAAATGTATAATGTTATTCCTACAAAAGGAGAAAAATATACAGTGAATCAAGAACATATTTTGTGTTTACGTGTTTCTGGTTTTCCAAAATTATCTTATAAAGCGAATACAAATTATAATATTCAATGGATAGAAAATAATTCATTTTGTTCCAAAACATTCGCAATCACGACGTCATCTTCCTCCACTCATACAGAAGACAAGAAAATATATAATAATTCAGAGTCTATATCAGCAGAATTGTTTTTTAATAATATATTGAGTAATCCAGAAACAAATAATAATATTTTTGAAATATCGATTAAGGATTATTTACACTTATCCAATAAAAAAAAGGCATTATTGAAAGGCTATAAAGTTCCTATTGAATTTCCTGAAAGAGAGTTGTCAATCGATCCATATATGATCGGTTATTGGTTAGGAAATGGAACGTCGTCTACGTCACCATCCTCAATTACATGTCAAGATTCTACTGTTTTACATTATTATACAACTCATTTGAAACAATATAATTTATCTTTGAATTATCACAGTGGTTACACTTATGAAATTACTGGCGATGGCGATGGCGATGGCGATGGCGATGGCGATGGCGATGGCGATGGCGATGGCGATGGCGATGGCGATGTCAAGTATGATAATGCTTTTTTAAATACATTGAATGAATTACATATGTTAAATGATAAGCATATTCCAAATGTATATAAATGTAATTCAAGAGAAAACCGATTAAAATTACTTGCAGGACTTCTAGATAGTTATGGATGGTATGATATAAAGAAACACTGTTTTGAATTTACGCAAGCTTCTGGAACATTAATGGATGATATCATTTATTTATCCAGAAGTTTGGGGTTCGCTTGTTACAAAGACACTAAAGGAACAATATCAATCTCTGGTATAGGGATAGAAAAAATACCAACAATCATACCAAAAAAGCAGGCTATACCAAGAAAACAAATAAAGGACGACCTTGTCACTGGGATTCAAATAGAATACGCAAATGAAGATGATTACTACGGATTTATGTTAGATGGCAATTGTCGGTATTTAATGGGTGACTTTACCGTTACTCACAATACATGTACATCAATTGGCATTGCTGAAGGTATGAAAACTGGTAAATCCATTGTATTAATGACACCTGCTTCATTAAAAATGAATTTTTTCAGCGAGTTGAAGAAATGCGGTGATGTATTATATAAAAAAAATCAATTTTGGGAATTTATTAGTATTACTGGAGAACCGCAAAATGTTCGCATATTAATCCAATCATTGGGTCTTACACGCGACTATATTACCCAACGTGGTGGAGCATGGATGGTTGATATTACAAAACCGTCTAATTTCGCTCAACTCTCTGATAGTGACCAAAAATCGGTCGATGAACAACTTAACGCAATGATTCGTAATAAATACCAAGATATTAATTATAATGGATTAAATGTGAATAAAATGAATGAGTTGACCAATAACGGTAAAAAGAATCCTTTTGATAATAAAGTGGTTATTATTGATGAAGCTCATAATCTTGTAAGTAGTATATCAAATGCCACATCTAAAAAGAACTCTATTGCGACTCAACTATATAAATATTTAATGGATGCAACGAATTCAAAAGTCATATTCTTGACTGGAACGCCGATTATTAATACACCTAGAGAAATTAGTATTTTGTTTAATATGTTACGAGGATACATAAAAACATGGACATTTCAATTACAAATAAATACGTCGGCAAAGATAAATCGTGATACCATATTGGAATATTTTAGAGATGCTCGTTTTAGTACTTATGATTTTGTTGATTATAGTGGTGATAAATTAATTGTAACAAGAAATCCATTTGGATTCGTAAATACATATGCTCGTTCCTCTGGTAAAAAAGGTGGTAGAACTTTAAAAGAGAAAAAGTCGACGAATAAACGTGTAACGAAAAAATCCAAACAAAAAATCCAATTACCAATGGATAGCGATACATTTGATGTTGTCGAAGGAGATCGAGAACGAGAACATGAATATAATAAAGTGAATCAAATTGATTTATATGAAGGAGGCGGATCATTCGAAGATTATTCTGGTGTAAAATTAGACGAAATGGGAAATATAAGCGACACGGAATTCCAAAAACAAATCATAAACATATTGGACGGTAAAGGCATTTCTGTTATTGGTAAGCCTAAAATTGTCAATGAACTTGCTTTACCTGACGACAGCGATTTGTTTAAAGAATTATTTATTAATAATCAAAAAGGAGAACTTATGAATACAGATCTTTTGAAGAGGCGAATTTTGGGTCTAACCTCTTATTTTAGGTCTGCACAGGAACAATTATTACCTAGTTTTGTAAAGGATGAAGAAGGTTCTAATTATCATATAGTGAATGTTGATATGAGTTCTCATCAATTTGATTTATATAAAGATATTCGAAAGGATGAACGTGACGATGAAGTAAGACAAAGGAGAAAAATGGCAAAAAGAAAGGGTCAAGATGAAGAAGACAAGCTAACTTCCACATATCGTATTTTTTCTCGTTCAGTTTGTAATTTTGCTTTTCCGACAGAACACCCGCGACCCACTTTACGAGTTGCTGAAGATGAAGATATTGATATTAATGACTATAATGGACTAACAGAAGATATTAAGAAAGGTGCAGAAGATTATTTTGAAGAGGGGCAAGGTGAAGACGAAGGCAAACAAAAATTGAGAACATTGAACGCCAGCGAATATCAGCAAAAGATTAAAGACGCATATGAATTCTTGGAATATAATCCTTCGAGACAACGTGATCAAGAATATTTAAGAGAACGTGAGTTAGCCAAATATAGTCCTAAATTTAGCAGGATATTAGAGAACATTAAAAATAAAGATAATAGAGGCCTTCATTTAGTATATAGTCAGTTCAGAACATTAGAGGGTATTGGTATCTTCAAGATAGTATTAGAAGCCAATGGATTCGTTGAATTCAAGATATCAAAAAAAGAGGGTGAATGGCAAATTGAGAACAGTGATATAGACCCAGAGAAACCCCGATTTGTCTTGTATACAGGAACAGAAACTGCAGAAGAAAAAGAGATTGTTCGTAATATATATAATAGCGCATGGGAATTTGTTCCACCTTCTATTGTAAGTGTTCTCAAAGAACAATCGGCGAATAATTTTTTGGGTGAAATCATACAAGTATTAATGATTACATCCTCTGGAGCAGAAGGCATTAACTTGCGAAATACTCGGTTCGTACATATTATGGAACCTTATTGGAACATGGTTCGTGTAGACCAAGTGGTTGGTCGTGCTAGTCGTATCTGTAGTCATGAAGACTTGCCCCCTGAAATGCGCACTGTTCAAGTATTTATTTATATTTCGCGTGTGACAGAAGATCAATTAGTCAAAAATATTGAAATGAAAACAAATGATGTTAGTAAATTAAAATATCAGGTTGTTCAAAAGAATGGCGATGTAAAAATGGAGAACATTCCATTTAGCACAGATCAGTATCTTTTTGAGATTGCTCAAATAAAGGATTCTATTAATCGTCAAATATTGACTGCAGTCAAAGAAACCGCCATTGATTGTTCTATATATAATAATAATCCAGATGAACCATTGGTTTGTTATGGGTTTGGCAAAGTATCATCTAATAATTTTGGTTCCTATCCTATATTGGAAGTTGATCGTTCTCAAAAATCCGAAATGAATGTGAAAGAGGTCAAACAGGTATTGGTTGGAATAACCGTAAATGGAACGAAATACGCAATGGATAAATTAACAAAAATAGTATATGATTTTGAAAGTTATAAAAAGGCAAAAGCAAAAACAGGAGAACTTATTACAGTTGGAGTATTAGATGAGAGAACCCAACAAATTATTTCGAATAAATAACCGTTGAATATTCTTTTTCCATGACTTTCATAAAATTCGCTTCTGGATAAAACGCAATAGGACGACGTTTCTGTATATATTTCATTGCGTCTTTTACAGACATTTTATAATAATGAATTAGATAACATGCGAGAACCGCAGCGGACCGTTGTATTCCTGCATGACAATGTATTAACACTGGTTGGCTATTCGCACGACATTGATGTATTCTTTCGAGAACTCTGGCTTCCTTCATAAACCTTATCATATTATTACATTCACTACTATGATCATTCACTGGTATGACGATGACTTCTTTACATTTTGTTGCAGGAGGTATGTGTTTGGTACAATTCACAATCAAATAAAATTTGTCTTGGTCTTTCAATGAGTCAATATTGCCTAGATACAAAAAATCAGCTATTTTATTATAACTATGAGTTTGTTCTCGTATTGGTTCTGAATTTTCGTATGGGGTCATATAATTTGAAAAACTATTCATGCGAACCATTATATAATATATTACCATTATATAATGAAAAGAGTAACTATAAGAAATTATAAAGTTCCTATACGGTATGTTCCTTCGACATTATCGACGCGAGATACAGTAAAACAAAAACATTATATTGATCGTTCTCGAAAATTATATCTCAATGGCAAATATTATCAACGACCAAAAATAAAATCATTTACTAGTAAAAAATCTTCACATGTCTTTAGAGCAACCAATCTATATGGTGTTCCTACGATGAAACCAAGCGCAACTTTAGCAAGAGCCACTAAATGTAAAAAATGGGCTTTAAATAAAATAATCAACAAGGGTCGTGGTGCTTATTATTCATCTGGTTCTCGACCAAATCAAACACCTGATTCTTGGGGATACGCTCGTTTAGCTTCAGCTCTTACTGGCGGTCCTAGTTCTCAAATTGATTATCATATATTAGAAAAGGGTTGTCAGAAAGGATCAACGGCTTTACGATTAGCAAATAAAGTAAAAAATAAATAATGAAGATTTTTGCTCCTTGTAACCTCAATTGAGAACCATGTGTCATTCAAAATGTTTTGGTTCTCAAAAATGATTTTCATAACATATATTATATGAGATACTATTTATTAGTTATTTTATTGATTATTCTTATTATTATTATAACAATTGTAAATAGTATTATAAACGCAAAATCATGTTTTGAACCTGAACCATTCACTGATAATATAACATTTATAAATTTAGTATTGTATTCAAATGATAAAGAATATGATAAAATGTACGAGTTAACCAAAAAATACTATAGTTCATTTTCAAACGTAAAAACGATTTATTATGTATTTAATGATACTCTGACAACGGAATATCAATTGAAAGACGATATATTGAACATAAAAGGTAAAGAAACGTATATACCAGGTATATTAGATAAAACGATCCAGGCATTTGAATATGTCAATACTCATTATAAATTCGATTATATGATTCGAAGCAATATAAGCACGATTGTTGATTTTCATTTATTATTAGAATATTTACAAAAAACACCGATTATGTATGGTGGTGGGTTGAAAAACACAATCACTGGTGACAAGAACCATCCAGATCTAGAAGGTTTAATATATGCTTCAGGGACGTCGATTATGTTCTCAAAAAATACATTGACTGCGTTTTTGGATAAAAAAAAACATATTCGAAATGATTTGATTGACGATGTTTCCATTGGTCTACTTATGAGAGATCATTTACAGGATGTTTCGCAACATTACATACCGGAAGATAGATTCATATTTATTCCTGATGTAAATGGCGATGATTCTAAGGTATTAGATGTAATTAAAAATAGACGTTATATTTTTTATAGAAATCGACAACCTGACCGCAAAACGGATGTTGCACAAATGGACACGATTATTCGTTCTCTTGATACGAATATGTAAAATTGATGGATATGTATTATATTATATCAATTATAATACGTTCTCAAATGTCAAATAGTAATACTTTCGAATCTATATCTGTTGCGGATTGGTCAAATATACTACCAACTTCAACATTTGAATCGGTCGACCACGTGGAAATTTCTAGTGGGCCGAATATAGTAACAACTACATTTCACAACATAGAAAAAGAAAAAAAAATAAAAACATTACAAATTGAGCTAATTGAATCACTTGTGAAGAGCGATATACCATATAAATATATTGTTATAGGAAGAAACGACGAATATCAAGAGTTGGGTCAGAGTTCGATAAGACCGTTTGGGTCAATCCGCGAAGCCATTGCTTATGGTGAAACATTAACATTGAGAGAACAAGGCCTATATCATTCTTTTGTTATTCAGCCGCTTTTGAAAGACAAAAATTCGTTCGAACTGACTAGAGAACATATAGAGATTATATGGAATGCTGAATAAACCAAGACCAACTTGAAAAAGTTCTCAATAAGATGAACGCAACAATCAAAGAACAAGGGTTAATGATTGCGAAACAAGCAAAACAAATAAAAAAAATGAAGAAAACTATAAAAACGCATGAAGAACAAAACAAGCTGTATGTCAATTGCTGGGAGGTCTTTTCAACCAGAAAAAAATAACGCAATGTTCTCGTATTCGCAACTGATTCTCTAGATGGAAAACCGAGAGACATAGAACATGACGATCCAGCTTATTGGAATATTTGGTCAACAACTAGACAAGGTGATTATTGCGAAGAAAAAATAAAAAAAACTGGAAGAAAGAATTTCACAAATATTAGAAATTAAAGGTGCGGCGTCGGTGGATTTGTAGAAGTTGGTCGATAGTTAGTCGATAGTTAGTCGATAGTTAGTCAATATGTCAATAGATTTTTTATTCAAGATATATTTATTTTTGTAAAATACTATATAAAAATAAATATGAATACAATGTATCTATATGAACGAGGAAAATAATGTATTAACCGTAAAAACTGTTCAAATACAACCTATAAGAAATACGATTACAGCTATAAAGGACATATTAACAGATGCAACCATTACGTTCACAAAAGACGGTTTAAAAATTATCAATTTTGATAAAACACACACTATTTTAGTAAATGTAATTTTACACTCGTATCGCTTTGAAAAATATATTTGTAAACCAGACAAGATCATTGTTTGCGCAAATACGCTTCATCTATTTAAAGTTATTTCAACTATGTCAAACGATGATACATTGTCGATGTATATTGAGAACTCGGATTATCATGATGGTATTGTATCACATTTGGGGTTACAATATGATAATGGTGATATTAAACAATGCTATAACCAGAAATTACGGTTGATTGAACCAGATATGGAAGAACTCGTTGTTCCAGATGTCGAATATTCGACGGTGATTAATTTACCGTCGGCAGATTTTCAAAAGATTATACGCGATTTGAATGGAATTTCTGACAGAATCGAAATCAAATCTGTTGGAAACGAACTTATTTTTTCTTGTGAAGGAAATTTTGCTAGTTCTCGCATTTCACGTTCCGAATCCGATGGGTTTATGAACTTTATTCATAAAACAAGTGCTTCTATTGTCATACAGGGCGAATTTTCGTTGAAATCATTGAGTCATTTTATTAAATGTACGCCCTTATGTACTCATTTGGAAATGTATTTGGGGAACGACTTACCGTTAATTGTCAAGTATGACGTTGCGTCGTTAGGTGAAATAAAATTGTGTTTGGCTCCATTACCACCATCATAAAAAAATACTAGCCCATAGTATTTTTATTTTTATAGGTTTTATTTATTTTTCTAACGTTTCTGGTTGTTGATTATTTTGTTGTTTTTTGCCTTTTGTGTAGTTTGAGAACCTGATTATCCTCATATTGTTGATATAGATTCACAGTATCTGTATGTCTTTTGTGAGCTGCAACCACTTGTTCTCTTATAAGCGCGTCTATTTTATGCTTGATTGCTCTTGTGATTTTTCTCATTCGTTTTTTATGTTCTTCTTCAACCCCTCTGATGTTCTTCTTCAACCCCTCTGATGTTATGTTCTTCTTCAACCTCTCTGTGTTCGTTAGCATAGACTTTCCAATAGTCTGTCTCGGTATAGTATAATAGCAGTGGCTTACCTTGCTCTAACTTCATTCGTGTTGCAGTCGTATTGTCAATATCCCAATGTTTCATGACTACATATGCCGACCCGTTATCTGAGTCTGTTTCAACATAGTCAATTTCTCCAAACTCAGAGATATTTAAATAGTCATAAATATCTCTGGCGGTTGCGTTACCAATGTTGAAGATGTATAGGTTCGGTTGATAAGTCATTTGATTGTTCTCTGTAAATACTATTATATATTTGTAAAAAAAGACAATCAATTTTATAGAACGAAGTACCGGTTGTAGAACGAAGTACCGGTTGTAGAACGAAGCACCGGTTGTAGAACGAAGTACTGGTTGTAGAACGAAGTACTGGTTGTAGAACGAAGTACTGGTTGTAGAACGAAGTACTGGTTGTAGAACGAAGTACTGGTTGTCTTGTTTACATATTTTCACATAAAACCTCATACACTTTTGGTTTTACGTGTGGTTTTACTTTTATTGCTACGTTTACTCCTGACTGTATTCAAACTCTTTGCCTTTCTTTTAGATTTATTCTTGGAGTTATATTTAACCAAACCATTTGTATAAAACCATTGCGCTCTAGGATCATCAATACGCATATTTCCTTCAATTTGTTTTGGACGCTTATATTCTGCATCATCTGGCATGATATGATAATAATGACTATAATCTACAGGACTATTAAAGTGATTAATAAATCCATTTCTTTTATAAAAATCAAGTGTATTTCTTATGCCTACACTGCTTAAACGTATTTCAGTACAATTAAATAACGTTGAAAGATATTTTATTGTATTCATTAAAAACGTTCCACATTGTCCAAACGCAGGATCAGAGCAAATTGTGTATATATACAAAAAATTATTATCTTGATTTTTAAATAGTTCTATAAATGCTATACACATGGGATTATAACCACTAGAAATACTACCATTATTGATAAATATTACAAAATCTGATTCGTTAATTGACTCTTTGAGATAGTTAGTTGGTAACTTGCAAAACTTATTTGTTCTATCTAATAATATATCAAACAAATCAGAATCACTTATATTTCTTTGTCTATCTTTAACTATAAATGCGTTTTGCGTATCTTTCGCTAAATTGGCTCTTATGTCTGTTATACTACTTTTTTTTGATTTTGGAACAAGTTGCTTTTCTACTCTATACGCTTTATTGAAAGGTTCAGCTAGATCATCTGTTTCTGTTTCTGGTTCTGTTTCTGATTCTACTTCTTCTTTACTACTAGGTTTATTGGTATCTGTTTTAAAATTATTTAATACAATGACTACATTCAATTCTCTTTCTATTGCGCTTTGTTTTTTATTTCGTTTACTCATATATTATATATAAATATATAAATATATTTTTACATATAATCACATATGATTGTTTCTGTTCTAAATCGTGCTGCTGGATTTTTTTCGCAATTTTTTTTTACTGTGAATCATTATATTTATTGTATGAAAAACAAAATTAATTTCACATTGAAATCTGACGAATGGACATTTTTATATCAATTTGGATGGACGGATTATTTTTTACCGTTTGATTTGCTCTTTAACGATAATGATAATACAAATAGTCAATATGGTCATGGCAACGTGATTGAAGACGTAGCTTATTTAGAATACAAAAATGCTCTGCCATTAGTATACAAATATAATGAATTCATTCAATCAAAAATTAATGAAAAAATGGACGAGTTTGAATTAACAAAAGGGTCATATAGTTCTATTTTTATTCGTCGCGGGGATAAGTTATTATGTGAATCCAAGTTTATTGAAACGAATAAATACATCGAGACATTATTGAATGTTGAACCCGATTGTAAAATTGTCTTTTTACAGACAGATGATTATAATTGCTATATCGATTTGATAAATTATATAAATGATCGGGGGTTAGATATTAAGGTTCTCACATTATGCAATAATAATCTATTTGGATTTACCATGAGTGGTGTTGAATTTTATAATACAGATTCTAACTTTTCAGAAAATAATCCATATATTCACACAATTCGGTCTATGAATGTGAAAAATAAACTTATTTTTGATATGGACAAAGAAGAAATTCGAGAACATATGACTACATTCTTAGTAGGGGTTGATATTGTTCTACAGTCGAAAATATGTGTTACTGACTATAGTTCTAATGTTGGAAAATTTATAAAATTGTGGAATAGTGACTCAGTTATACATGTATTTGGCGAAGATATGGATTTATATAAAGTATCTTGTCCTTCGTATTAGTGACATGTTCTCGCGTTATATGAAAATAAAATAATAAAATAATAAATATATAAAAACATATTATATAATACTATATACATGTGTTGGTTTGATTGTTGTATGACAAAGGACGAGCCGGTCGAAGTTAATGTAAACGTATATGTAGAATCAAACGACGAAATAATTGATCCTAATATAATTATTAAGGGCGATTTAGAAACAGCTCAGATACTTACGGAGTTGAGAGAAAAAGTGGTTTGTAAGAATAATACTGGTTTACGCATAGACGTAGAAAAAACATATCAGACTACTTATACTGAAAAATAGGTATTAGGTATATATGTAAAGCCAATCTAAAATATGAAACATATACAAAAGCAAAATATCAATCAATATGTAGGCCTAATGTATTTGTATTTTACATGACAAAAGGTGTAATGATATTCTAATAATATATTGTCAATGATATAATGTAGTTCTATTATATCGCATCATTCATATATTATTTATCATATTTCATATTTATCCTCTGAATCCTTTTTTACACCCTTTTGGAACAATCTGTTGTTGACTCTTTGTTCCAGTTCGTCACGGTTTTATCCGTTTTCTATTACCGAATTCCTCTTGATTTTTCATTATATTGTTGATTGGATTATGTGAATGTTTATCGCATTTATTTGTAGTTTCTTTACCAAATAAATCGTCTGGTCGGAGTGGACGCGAATTAGGTTGTTGTTGGGGGTTCTCCATATATATGTAAAAAACATACATTTAACTTTATTCACATGTATTATAATTTACTAAATGAAATTGTTTTTGGTTTACGAATGATTTGATAACTTCTACTAGTTTGAATATAGCCTATAGAAAACGTAATTATTTATAGATATATTGTATAGTAATGTGCAGGAATACTCATTTAGCAAAGAGAATTATACTCATAATATGTAGATAATTTTATTATATTTTTTTATGAAATATAATAAAAAGGTTTTGTCATGTAAAATATGAATGGTGATTACCTAATGTATATTGCATCGTTTTTATATTTGACATGTTATATTCCAGAATTATATGCAAATTACGCAAATAAGAACGCAAATATATATAACTTACCAGAGAAGGTTTTAATGATGGTTGCTACTACATGTGGTCTTTCATATGGTATATTGAATGGAAATATTGCGCTCATTGTGAATTATGGACCAATGATTGTATTGGACATTACTGCGCTTGGAATGCGAATATATTATGCGTTTTTTTATATTGACAATGGTCATGTAGAGATTTGTCATACGGAAATTGAAAAAATAGAAGACATATTATAGATGAATAGAGTTTGCTGCCGATTACAATGTCTTTTTGACAAATTATAGAGACTTTTGAAACTATTATGAAAAATTTGGCATTTAGCAAAAGGAATTATTTCGTTCCAATTGCTAAGCAAAAGGAATTATTTCGTGACTTTTGCTATTTCAAATAAAATAGAATGGCCTTTCAAAGACTTTGTAGAATTTCTGAAAAAGGATTTTACAACTTTTTATTTTTGAAAAATTAAAAGACTTTTTACACCTTTTACACCTTTGCACATTTCAAACGCCGATTATTTATAATAAAATAAAATTGAATTAAATAGTATTTATTAATATAAATATTATTTATTAACATGGTTTATATATACATACTTCAGTTAGAGCAAGATAAATATTATATTGGAAAAACAAGTAATCCACAATTTCGTATAGAAAGTCATTTTAATTTTAATGGTTCTGCTTGGACTGTCAAGTATAAACCCATTAAATTAATAAAACTTATTCCAAATTGTGATGATTATGATGAAGATAAATATACTAGAATTTATATGGATAAATATGGAATTCAAAATGTTCGTGGTGGCTCTTATGTTAAAATTAAATTAGATACAACTACAATAACTCATTTACAACAAATGAGTAATGGAACTAATAATAAATGTTTTATTTGTAGTAAAGAAGGACATTTTGCGAAAGATTGTGAAGAAAATGAATGTTGGGAAACAGAAAGTGATGGTAGTGAAAATATATGGTGTTGTGATTATTGTAAAAAAGAATTTACAGACTTAAAAAAATACGAATATCACGAAAAATATTGTAATTATTGTAATAAAAAATATAATAAATATGAAAGAGAAAGTGATGGTAGTAAAAATATATGGTGTTGTGATTATTGTAAAAAAGAATTTACAGACTTAAAAAAATACGAATATCACGAAAAATATTGTAATTATCGTAATAAAAATTATAATAAATATCATGATGATGATGATGATGATGATTGTTGTTTTAGATGTGGTAGAGAAGGGCACTTCGCATCATCTTGTTACGCGTCAAGAGATATAGAAGGCAATTATCTTAAATAATCGGCGTTTGAAATGTTAAAAGGTGTAAAAAATAGAATGGCCTTTCAAAGACTTTGTAGAATTCTGAAAAAAAGAATTTCTAACTTTTTTTTTTGAAAAAATTCAGAGACTTTTGAAACTCCTATAAAAAATTTAGGCATTTAACAATTTCGAATAAATATTAGAAATTGTTACCGAATTTCGAATTTTTTTCGAAAAAAGACATTTCAAAAAAATAGAATGGTCTTTCAAAGACTTTGAAATAAAAAATGTAGGAATGTCTTATTTTGATTAATAATCAAAATAAGTATACTTATTTTGATTAATAATTAAAATAAGACATTTTAAAAAATAGAATGGACTTTCAAAGACTTTGCAATAAAAAATGTAGGAATGTCTTATTTTGATTAATAATCAAAATAAGTATACTTATTTTGATTAATAATTAAAATAAGACATTTCAAAAAAATAGAATGGTCTTTCAAAGACTTTGTAGAATTCTGAAAAAGGATTTTACAACTTTTTATTTTTGAAAAATTAAAAGACTTTTTAAATCCCTATAAAAAATTTAGGCATTTAG